ACAGCGTCGCGCGCGCGCCCGCCAGATCGACGCTGCGCCAGTCGAGCTTCAGCGCCTCACCCATCCGGCAGCCGGTGCACAGCAGGAACCGCAGCAGCGGTTGCAGGTGCGGCGCCGCGCACGCGATCAACGCCTCGGCCTGCGCCGGCGTCAGGAACGATGGCGCGACCTTCTTCACCCGCGGCACGTTGAACACCGGCGCCGGACCCCAGCCCCGCTGCTGCCCGTGCCGCATGATCGCGCGCAGCGGAACGACAACGTCGCGCAAAAACGTCGCGTTGCTGGTGTCGGCGCGGAGCAGCGCCGCGCGCGCCTTGATGATTGTGTCCTGGGTGATGCGGTCGAGCGGCATCTCACCGAAGAACGGCACCAGCCGCTTGCATGCCTTGAGGGTGCGCGACGTGCGCTGCTCGAACGTCAGATAAGACTTCAGAGCTTCCGCGAAGGATCGAACGGAAGGACGCTCGCCGAGGTGGTGTTGGCGGAGGATTTCCCTTTCGATCGCGACTGCTTCTTCTCGCGCAACTGCTTCGTTATCAGAGCCAGCGCGCTGGCGGACTGCGATCCCGATCTTGGTGCCGCTGGGGCGAACCCGACCGTAGATTTCAAGCGACCCCGTATCACGGCGTCGGCGGACCTTGAGCGGCATGCTTCCTCCAGCGCTTCGCGCGCGACTTGATCAAACAGGACGACGTAGCGTGCGGGCCGCAGCACGGGGACGTGGTAGGTGCGCACCAATCGCAGCACCTGCCGCCGTGTCACATGCAGCCACACAGCCATGTCGTCCGGCGTGGCCAAATCGTTGCCGGTGGCTGGGGGAGGCGGTATCATCGAGCCAGCGCGCCGATGGGCGCGGTGTTCCGATAGGCGTGTGCATAGAACTGCTCCAAGCGATATGCCGCGTCTCTCGCGGAATGCGCGGGGCCGGTTGCATCCGGTCCCGCCACTCCCTCTACGCCGGAGAAGCGGTCGGTGCGGTTTAGCATGATTCGGTCCGAAGATCGAGCGGCTGTCTGCCGGCCATGAGCCGCAGCAGCACAACAAGCTCCGCTCGCAACTGGTCGGCACCGCCCTCGGAAACGCGGAATTTGTGCGTGGCCCCGTTATCCGCTTGAATACTGATCAGCACGTATGAGCCGCGATAATCGGGCGCGCCCATCCCGTCTATGGGGCCGCTCGCGGCAATGTCGGCTTTGGCGATGCTCATCGCCAGATCTCCGGCCTGTCGGCGAACTTCGTGTCATAGGCCGCGACCATCACCTCTACGTCCGCGAGCCGCACCGGCAGTTCGGGCAACGCGCCGAGCCTCGACGATGTGCCCGGCATCGCCTCGATACAGAGACGCATTGCCTCGTCGTGCGTGTAGCGTCCGGCCTTGCTGATGGTAGTCGTATAGCCGCAACGATCCGGCCCCCACCACGCACCGTGCTCGTGCGACCAGATCAGATACAGATCGTCCATTGGCGTCCCTCCCTATCCCGTGCCCGCTGGCTTGCTGACGCGCAATTCAAGTTCTTGCCGGAACGCCTCAAGCTCCTTGCTGATCAGATGATCCAGCCGCGTCAGGTCGGCCTCGGTTTCCGTCTCGCCCGGTTCGAGGATCGTCATAATCGAAGCGAACAGGTGCTGCGCTCCGGCCATGAACGCCATGCGCATTTCCTGAAGTTGAACCGCTGGCGCGTCGAGCGGAATTGCTTGCACGCGCAGCGCGACCCAGCCGGCTTCGATCAGCTTGCCTTCGTCTGCGAGTTCGCGCGATAGCCGTTCGAGGAACCGCCGGTCAGCCATCACATCAGCCTCCTCTGGATGCGCTTGCCGGCTGACTCCGCCTCGTTGTGCAGGGCAACGAACAGCGCCGGCTGCTCGCGCAGGCAGCGCAGGACCGACTGCGCGGCGGCATAGAAGGTCGTCTCAAGGATCGCCCACTCGATGTCGGTGAAGGGGCGCGGCAGCGGCGCCAGCACCGTGTCGCGATAGGCGCCCCACATGGCGATCAGCGTCGTCCGGTCGGGTTCTTCGATCACGGCATCACGCCGCCTCGTCCGGCAGTTCGGCCGGTGACATCGAATAGCGCGTGGCCGTGTCGCTCGGATCGCCCATCCGCCGGCCCGCGCGCGGCCCATCGCCGAGGACGTGGAACCAGTCGGAGCGGCTTCCGCCCGGCGCGTGGTAGCTGATCTTCACCGTGCCGATGGCAGTCTCGACGAGGGTGCCTGGCACGCTGAACCGTTGATTGTAGACCGTGATCCGCTCGTCGCTCATGCCCCTTCACGCTCCTGCCCGCGGCACCACGCCGCCGCTTCGAAAAGCGTTTCCGCTTTCGTCAGGTGTCGTTCGAATTGTGCAATGTTGCCGTCGCCCAATCGCGCCCATCCGGCCAGCCGTTCGCGTTCTCCGCGCGCCTCAAAAACGCCTGCGATTTCGTTCCAGCTTTTGCCGACCTGGTGGCGCGGCGGAAATGGAAAAATCTTCGGCGCCGGCAGATTGTTCATGTCGCGTCGCCCTCGGTCTGGGTTGGGTTGAGGATCGCCTGCACGCGCTCGCGCTCCGCTTCCAGGTGCGCCTTGATCGCGCGCATCACATCGAGGCGGTGCTGGAGCCGATTGCGCAGCGCCAGCCCGGCGCCCTGCATCCGGCGCGGGAAGACGTAGGCGCGGTGGCGCAGTTCCTCGTCGATTTCGGCAACCATATCCTCCAGCGTAATTGGCAAAGGTAGCTGGTCGCTCATTGCGAAGCCTTCAGCGCCAACTTGCGCGCGGCGATCGCGTCTCCCAGCCGATCCTCGTCGGGCGGAAACAGATCGCGCGTTTTGGCGCGCCAGGCAGCGTTGCTCTTCAGCCCGTCGAGTGCGTCGGCGTCCATCGCCTCGACCTCGGCGATCAGCTCGGCGATCGGATCGTCGCCGGCTGTGGTGTCCCAGTCGTCGGGCGACTTGACTGCGCGGATGCGTTCGCGGGCGGCGAGGTCGGCGGCGTCGATCTCGGCCGCCATGTTCGGCCACGCGGTTCTGCATGCGCCGTAGTTCCGGGCGATTTTCAGGCGCAGCTGATCCAATGCCTTCTCGGTCTGTGCCTGCCCTATGAGCGCCACCACGTCGTCTTTCCAGGCGATGGCTTTGGGATCTTGGCGCGAGCCATTGTTTTGCCGCGATGCCTCGTCGTCGTCGTCCTCTTCGCGCGTGCTGATGTTGAACTTCAGCCGCAGCAGGGTGCGCTGTGCATACGTGGTGGCGGACGACAGCGCTTGGTTTTCGGTCATCTGGGTTAGCTTGCCCTGCGACCCCACGCGCGAGACCGGCTCGTCGATATACGAGCTGCGCTCACAATAAGCGCCGTATCCGACCACGATCCGTATCCTGACCGAGCCTTCCGCGACCGGCTGTTCACCTGGCAACGCGCCAACGTCGAAACCGACGCGCACGCCATGCTTTAGCAATAGCGGCTGTAGCATCGTCATCATCGCGATGTGCGTCGCGTAACGGTTTTTCAGGTGCGTGTTCTGGGCATCGCGCATCACCGGCAGCACTTCGGCGCACACCTCCGCTACCGCCGCGTTGAGCGCCTCCATATGCCGGCGATCCTGGTGCTCGTTGTACATTTTGAGCACCGACTGGATAACCGCCGGGTCCAGACCGCGCTCAAGCACGGTGCTGATCAAGGCGGGAAAATCAATATCCGCCGTTGCCGCCGGTTTATGTAACATCGGCCCTGGTGTGTGGCTGACGACTGCGCTCATAGCCTGATCATCCTTTGCGGATCGTGAGGATCGGTGGCCCACCCTGGGTAAGTGCCGCGCCCTCGATGACGAGCCCGTCGAGCAGCGCCTCTTTGATCCGCGCTTTGTCCGGCGTGCGGGTGGTGCGCACGTATTCATCCGGCAGCTTGGGCACATCCTCATCGGCCACGACGACCGCACCGCCCTTATTTTCGCGCAGACTCGCGGAGAAATCGGTATCGACAAATTTGCTCATTCTCAGCGTTTGCATGATCATGCTGAAGGTGTCGCGCTTGAGTTCCGCGCGCGCTTTCCAGCGATTGCGCCGCGCAATCAGCGCATCGAGGCGGGTGTTGGAGGCTGCTACCTGGCTCTCGTCTTCGACGATCGAGCGTCCCAAGCGTTGCAGCAGGCGATCGGGATCAATGCCCTCGTCGCGCAGGGCGGCGCGGAGATCGGCGCTGTCCCATTCGTCCTCGGCGCTGGCGTCGAGCGCATAGGCGAGCGAGACGGCAATGGCGAGGAGCTGCGATATCGACCACGCGGACGGCGCGCTCATCGCTGCCACCGGATGACCGCGGCTTCCAGTTCCGCCAATGCTCGCATGGGCGCCGCGACCGCCTCTTCGTGCGAAGCGCCTACGATTTCGTCGAGCATTTTGCGCATGCTGCGCGCCTCGCCGGCCCGGTGCTGGCATTCGGCGCCGAGCGCCACGAGCTGCGGGCGGAGCGGGCGCAGATACCAGCGGGTGGACAGCGCGTTGAGGCGCAAGGCCCAGGCAGCAAGCCATTGGTCGAGGGCGAGATCAGGCAACATGAACGGCAGTTTCCGGACAATTCGCGCTGCGCGCTTTCAGGCCGGCTTCGAGCGCGAGCAAGAGCGTGATCGCCTTCGGCAGTTCCTGTTCAAGCGAGGATATCGTCTTGCGCCCTTTGGCCGCGAAATCGGTTTGCATTCCGTTCGTGGCGTCCCGCTGCCGCACATGCGAGAGCATCAGATCGATGAGGTCGAAGAAGGTTTCCGCATCCGGATGGCGCGCATAGTTCAAGCTGGTAAGGCTGGCGGCTAAGCCTGAGGTCAGACCATCGGCGTCGAGCAAGTCCTTAACGGTCTTGGGGTGCAACGGTGTGTGCCCGTACTTATTGAACCATGCACGCTGATCGGCTTCTGACATACTTGCGTCGGGATATTCAGCTTCCTCGCTGGTCGGCCATGCGATCTTCGGATATTCGATGCGCTTCGCCGGTTGTGAATTCGGCTTCGCGGGCTTTTGCTTCGACGGATAAGAGTTCAGCACCTTGCCGCCTTCGCGCTTTACGTCCGCTTCTGTCCAGTTAACTTGTTTGGCGCGATCGGTCCTGCGCACGGCTTCGGCAGCAGCGCGGACAGAAACCTTGCCTCCATCTACCATTGCGATGATGTGCGGCTCGGCATTGGTGAGAACAACCCTGCCATAATCAATCGTGGATATAGCAATGCCGCTTTGTTTTGATAGGTCTTCACGAGAACGAAGCTTCTGCGGAAGAAGGTTCGTTTTGTCTTTGACTGCATTTTGATTATCCAATTGCCCGCCTTGCGGCAGATTGGCTAATCTTGCCACTGTCATCGCCAACTGTGATTTATCCATGTGCCGCCGATGTTTGTTTTTCGACAGCACGAAGGCGATTGGATCTCCGTCATAGACGACGCTGATCGGAGTGATGCCGACGATCTCACAGGCATCCCAACGGCAACGTCCGTCTAGCAGCGTGCCATCCGGTGCCAGCGTGACCGGCTCTAGCAAGCCGTTCTTGCGGATGTCCTCGGCTAGTTCTTTCAGATCGTGATCGGGCAGCGCTGGAAATGTAGCGCAAGCCGGGTGCAAGTCGGGTCGCATTGTTTACTCCACAAAAGACAGAAGGGCGGGGTTTCCCCCGCCCCCTTTTGTTAATCCGCCGCCAGCGGCATCTCGCCCTGCTCGTCAAAGCGCGGGAAGGCTTCATTGTCCCGCACATAAAGGCCGTTCTTGCCGACCTTCTTGCCGGCGCGTTCAACGTTGAAGCCTTTGATCAGCAACGCGAGCTTGTGCGTCGGATCAAGTTCCTTCGCTTCCGCCAACAGCCGATTGCGCAAAGCAAGGATTGGACTGGTTTCATCCAGATTGGCACCCGTGCCCAACGGATGCAGGAAATCGTGCAGCGTCGTCGCGTCGTGCAGCCCGATCACCTTCCAGACGAAGAATGTTGCCACGCCCTTATGCCCGATCACATCGAGCGCCTTGGCGTGATTGGTGACGAGGAAATGCGCGGCTTCCGCAAGCGCTGGATTGGCCCGGCTGAAATCGAGCACATGCGGGATCGACAGTTCCTCAATCGGAATCCGTTTGAGGATCGAAAGCGCCTCGTGCTGATACCTCCATGCCAATTTGATCGCCTGCGCGATCGCGTTGGAAAGGCCGTTCATGCCCGAGGTTTGCAGCGCATCGGCCGCGCTGCGCGGCTTGCAGTCATCAATGTAGGCGAAGATGTCTGGAGCTGTCGGAACGTCGGTAATGATGTAACTCGGGAATGAAACCCTCCCAAGATACGCAGCCCAACAACGGTGTTGTAGGTCTTCCGCCCGACCGTCTGCATTAAACAGAAGCGGCTGTCCGGTGCGGCGCCACTCGCCGCGTTTCATGGCACCGTAGTACTTGCGCACCGTCTGTAAGGAAGGCTTGCGGTTGGCGATGTTGCGCCGCAAGAATTCTTCGGCCATTTCCGCTGTCACATCGTACCAGCCGTTCGGCCTGTTCATCGTGCTGAGCGGCGGTTGCGTTTCCGACCATTTGTGGAAGTTCGCGACAATCTCGGCGAACGCATTAGCGTTGGCGGTGTCAAGGTCGAGCTTAAAGGCCGGCTCCCACCCTGTTTGGGTATCAGTCATTAGTTCCTCCGTTGCCGCCGTTCGGCATGATTGCCAGGTTGGCAGCCTCGGCTATATCCAACAGTCCGTTGGATGTGTCAACAACAAAATGTTGGAGTGACGATGCGCACGTTTAGAGCTGATGGAGAGGCGTCCCCATCGAAGCCACCCACGATGCCGAAAATGCCAGAGGCGAATTGTCCGCCGAAGCGGCGACGGCCGCGGCCTACTCTTCCACTGGCGCCTTTACGCGGTGCCGACGTGGATGATCAGGCGGAAAATCGTTTAGATTAAAGGTATGGCCAGGCGGCATGCGTGCCAGGAGAAAGTCTAGGCTTACACCGGTGAGCCTACGGATTGAGGCGAGCAGCCATACCGGCGGTTCTGTCTCCCCTCGCTCATAGCGGCGGTAGCGCTCACTTTCAATACCGAGATCTCGAGCAAATTCTTCCTTGTCGAGTCCTGGCCGTCCCGTCCCGCGGCCATACCACTTACGAGTGGCCGTCAACACGAGCGCAAACTGGCGCGTTGCTTCAGACGCTGCCGGGTCCTTGAGCACGCCTCTAAGTGCCAACGTCTGGTTGGGCACGCACGCTACATTCCGTTCTTGACCATTCCAACGGTTTGTTGGATGGTTAGGCATGCCTCTCGCCGATTACATGCGCGAGCACAGCCTCACGGACACAGACCTCGCCAACGCGGCCGGTGTTACCGCCGAAGCTGTGCGTCTATGGCGCCGCCAAAAGCGGCGCATCAACCCAGAGACCGCACGGAAGATCGAGAAAAAGCTCGGCATTCCAAAGCACCTACTGCGGCCCGACTTGTGGTCCGCAGCCGAAGCCGCCTGATGGTCGAAACCACCTCCGCGCCTCTGCTGCCAGGCTTCCGCGCGGGTTGGTTCATGTCTTCTGTTGCTGCTTCCGTCGTCACGCACGATGGAGCCGGCACATGCCGCACAATAGCGGGAAGTCCCACCGAAACTTTCGGGGGCAAGCCGTGTTAGCGACCGTTACCTACAGCGATGTAGTTCTGAATGTGCTGCGCCGGGAATACGGGCCGCTGAAGCACGCCACAAAGTTGCTGGCACGTCACGCCCGAACCACGCCCCGCACTGCCGAGAATTGGCTCGCCGGCACCCATGCTCCGAATGGCGAGAAGCTCCTAAACCTGATGGCGGAATGCACGACGCTCGCAGATGAGGTGAACCGCCTCGTCGCAGAACGCCGCGCCGCTCGGGGCGATGGGTGAGGACATGGGCAATCGAAATTGGTCGATGCGGCTGGGGGATATCTGGCGGACTGGTGCCAGAGTTGCGCCTGGGCTGGGTGAGGCTTTGGACCTGCTCAGGATCGGTTGTCAGCACCTTGTCGGCGTTGCGCCAGTCGCTGGCGGACGCTGCGGCGGAATTGCGACGCAGCCGGGGAAATAACAAACAATAGGAGATAAACATGGCAGCATCGCTGGCCGAAGCCCGCAGCCACAACGTCCCGCCCGAGACTTTCCTCAAGCACTACCGCGAAATCCGCGACTGCAAATCGGCGCACGCCGACACGGCCATGGCCGTTGCCCGCGCCAAGAAGGCTGCCAAGGGTGCCGGCATCGACCTCGATGCACTCAAGCTGCTCGAACGGTTGGCCGACCTCGACAGCGATGAAGCTGAAATGCAGATGCGCCATCTCCAGACCTACGCCGCATGGCTCGATCTGCCGATCGGCTCACAGCTCGGACTGTTCGGCGGCACGACGCCCCCGGCAGCCGACGCCAACGCCGCGGCCGAGCACCGCGAGTGGGCTGCCGGCGATGCTGGCGCCGCCGCGGGCAGGAATGGCGATGAGCGCGAGGCTAACCCGCACGAAGCCGGATCGGCCGAGCACGCCGCCTGGAGCCGGTCGTGGGCTAAGGGCCACAAAGTCTGGCTGAAGGGCCAAGAGGTCATCGCCGGCGAGATGGGCCGCAACGCCAATGGCGAAGCTCCTCCGCGCAAGCGCGGCCGACCCGCAAAGGTTCAAGCCGAACTGGTTTAACGGGGCCACCGCGTCGTGGCCCGACCGCGCTTCAGGCTCGTCGAGGAAGAGCAGTCCGAGCACGACCTCCAAATGGACATCGCGCGCATGCTGCACGTCGTTTTGTTGCCGGATGTGCAGTGGACGTCCGTCGATCACGCGCACTCGCTGGATCAGCGGCTCGGTCGCACTGGGCGCCCCATTGGCCTGGTCGAAGCGATGAAGCGCAAGGCCCGTGGGGTGAAGCGCGGCATCACCGATATCCTGTTCTGGCATCAGGGCCGCGGCTTCGCGATCGAGTTGAAACGCAATGCCGACGAGCCGCTGAGCGATGCCCAGAAGGAATTCTGCAAGGGGCTGATCGCGGCTGGTATCCCGGTCAAGGTGTGCTGGTCGAAACCCCAGGTATTTCAGACCGTCGTTGCGTGGGGCCTCACCCGGCCGATGCGGGTGGCGGCATGACGCCGGATCAGCGCGCCGATATCGAAGCGTCGACCGCGGACCTGGCGATGCGGTTCGCGGCGCGACGCTGCTGCCGGTGCGGGGAGCCAGCGCAGGCAGTGCGAGCTGGCAGGGACGCTGTACGCCAGAGCGGCATCCTGCTGGAGCGGGCGAGGCAGGATGAGAATTTCTGCCTCGCCTGCTTGCTCGTGGAGAAGAGGGCGGCATGACAATCCTTGCATTAGACGCCATGACGCTCGACGAGGAATTACAGCCACGCGCGGCGATCGACCGCACCGTGCTGGAAAACTACGTGCAACTACTGGTCGATGGCGTGCGGTTTCCGCCAGTCGTGGCGTTCCGCGACGGCGATGTGCTGTGGCTGGCAGATGGGTTTCACCGCTGGCACGCGCACAAGGTTATTGATGCGGACGGCATTGAGGCAGACATCCGCGAGGGCACGCGGCGTGATGCGTTGCTGCATTCGCTCGCGGCCAATGCTAAGCACGGGCTGCAGCGCGGAGCGACGGATTACTCGCGTGCCTACGAGACTGCATGCCGCAATAGGCTTGTCGATCCGGCCGACCCGGAGGCGGTGGCGGCGCTGTTGCAGTGCTCGGGACGTTGGGCAGAGAAACTGACGGCAAAGGCGCGCGAACCCGTCAAGGCCAAAGCTGAGGCGGACAGGACAGAGCGTGATGCCAAGATCATTCAGTTGAAGGATGAGGGCAAGACGCATCGTGAGGTCGCGGAAGCCGTCGGTGTTTCACCACGCACGGTAACCACTGTGCAGCGAGCGAATTGTTCGCAGACTGCACAAAACCCCCCGCCGCTTCTCAATGACATAGCCAAGGCGAAGCTCCGCGAGCTGGAAACGCCGGCGGCGCAGAATTGGTCGGCTGCTCTGCGTGCCCTGCGCCACATCAACGAACAAGTGCCGGTGAATGAATTATTTGCCGAGCGTTTCGACGGCTTTGACCACGTTTTCGGCCCGCAACTAGAAACGGCGTTCGCGTGGATCAGCGAACTGCACAGGAGGTTCGTCAATGAACAAACTAAGCGACGACGTGCGTGAGATCGTCAGCGAGCTAGATGCTGACGGCGGCGGTTACCATACGAGTGAGGCCGCAAGCCTATTAGTTCACCGCTATGTCGTTGCCGGTGTGTGCAACGCTGACGGCGACCCCAAGCCGAAAGTCCGCACGCTCATGCGGATGGGTGCGAGCGTTGCATTCAAGAGCTACAAGGCGGATGCCCCGGCAGACAAACGCAGGCGTGAGAAGGCAGAAGCGTCGGCGGGAGATGAGCAGCGCGACTTCGGAGAAATAGCCGAAGATTTTGCCTTCGAGTGGCTGCGCGTCTACGCGGCGTGGGATGAGGGGGACGCCGCCGAGCGCAAAATACTGATCCGCATGACATTGCCCGAGGTTCTGGCCGTCATTGACTTGAAGCGGAAGAAGGCAGCGGAAGCCACTGCGGTAGCTAACCGGCTGCAAGACATCGTGGACCGCAATCCGCATTGGCAGAGCGACCCAGGCATGACACTGGCCGACATTCTAGGCATCAACGAATGACGCCGCTCGCGCAGCTTATATTGAATGACGCATTTCAGCCTGTCCCGAAACGGCGATGGGGAGATGGCTGGAGGCAATTGGGGCTGCTGGACGATCTGCATTTCTTTGAATGCTCAGGTATATTCGATCCGGCCTTGCATTTAGGCAACGACATGCTGAGGCGCCCGAGAAACGCGGAGCGTCTAGCGTTTCTTCCCGCCCCCCGCACATGGATCGAGTTTCTAACGCCTTCTTCAAAAGCGAGCGCGCGGACAGCGTTTTTGTTAGAAGAGGACGGGGACGCCGCTGCCGTGCGCAATATCTTCTTAGATCGCAATGGTGACGTTACTGCTAACGTCCAGGCTTCGCTTCGGCTTCCCCTGATGGGAAGCAAAGAATTCGGCACATTCCAGGTTATGACGGATGCATGGCGTGGTTCTGATCGCATTATTTGCGATCAGACGGCTGCCCTTATTTACGCTTTCCTCGCAATGATAAATACGCCGCGCATCATCGGCCGGCGACAGCACATGCCCCATGCGGGATTGCAACGGCAGTTAGCCAGAGCGCGGGGCATGGTCGGAATGTATCCCCTCCGGGCGTGGCAAGAGATTGTGTTGGGGGTTTCTCCACCACGGAGCGAAGCGGACAACGAACCGCGCGAAACAAGGCTGACCGGGGAGAAAGCGCTTCATTTTGTGCGCTGCCACCTTCGCATTCGCCTCGGCATGCTGGAATTGGTAACCGCGCACTGGCGCGGGGATGCAGCGCTCGGCATCAAGCAGACGCGATATCGATTAGTGGCCTAGGGCGTTCCTCGCCGACAACCTGTCAATGAAGGGAAAGAGCAATGTTGCAACGAATCAACAGTGACGACCATACTCTGCGCGGTCTCTACATCGTCTTCTCGCTGGCCGACGTTGTGGAAGGCGTCCCTCGCATCGGATTTCCTGGCCACCCGAGGCCATTGCAACCGGTGCAGGAAGTCATCTTGTGCGACGACAGCCAGCTGAACGAGGCCGTCGCAATCGCCACCGGCGGTCCGCGTCCGCGCATTGCGCAGATCGTTCCGCTGGCTGACATGGGGAAGGTCGCTGAGCTGCTTCAGCACGGCTTGATCGCTTCCTGGAAGAGCGCGAAGAAAGCCGCCTGATCGGCATGATCTGGTCCGACCGCCAGGTCACGCAGCTCCACGCGCTCTGGCGCAAGTGCGACGCCGACGGCAAGCCGATGTTCAACCGCGAGCAGATCGCCGAGGCGATGGGCATCGGGCTCAAAGCCGTCATCGCCAAACTCGGCCGCGAATACGTCGCTGGCCGGTTGGAGCGACGGAAACAGCCCAGCCATGCGGTTGGGGGCGCAAAGGCAGTGCGGACAGCGAAAATCACGTCGGCGAAGATCAGCGCAGTGCGCCAACCGATCCGCCTGCCGGAACTGCCGCCACTATCGCGGCCGATCGTTCGCCCTCGCGCATGCCAGTGGCCGATGTGGAAACACGGTGACCGATCGCCGGTCCCGCCGCTGTTCTGCGAGGCCCGCGTCCTGCGCGGCCATGCGTATTGCCCCGACCACTGCCGCGTCGCGTTTCACAACTGGCATGAATTGAGCCGCGTTGCGGCGGGAACGGCAGGGCACGCCGGCTACAGCCAGTGAAAGCCGTGCGCCATGACGCCAAGCAGCGCGGCGAAGCCGGCAAGATAAACCGTCAGCAGCCGCCAAGTGTCGTTGCGGTGTTCCCGGCGCAATTCGCGCAGTTCGGCGCGGAGATCGCCGAAAGCGGTGCGCATTTCGGTTTCCATCCGATCCATGCGCTGATCCAATCGGCCAAGCACCGCCGCGGTGTCTCTGGCGATTTGTTCAAGCACAGCAACTCGTGTTTCGATCTGATCAGCCATTCGGTCCGGTTTCCTCGGCCAGTGGTCAGGGGCGACGCTGGCGGCTCGAACCCCGCCAGCGCGTCCCGCTACCTTAGCCGCACAGTCCGCGCCAGCCAAACGGCGCCGTCGTGAGCAAGCTCCGGTGGGCAAAGTGGTTCTGGTCGGACTGGTCGAACGACACCGCGCTCAACCTCTGCTCGATCCCGGCGCAGGGGCTTTGGATGCGGCTGCTCTGCATCGCGGCGCAGGGCGAGCCCTACGGGCACGTCACCATCAAAGGCCGCGTCCCGACGAACGACGAACTGTTCACCCTGACGTGCCCGATGCGGCGGACGCGACGTCGCGACTTCAACCTCTGGCTTGCCGAATTGGAGAGCCATGGGGTGGCGCAGCGCGACCACCAATCAGCCATCTGGAGTCCACGAATGAGTCACTCTGGAGCCGTATCATTGGTTCGTAACAAAGCGGCCAAGAAACGCTGGAAAGCCGCGGACGACAGCCAGTCGCAGCCTGCTTTGCATAAGCAAAAGCCGCCGAACGGCGCCTGTTTGCATCAGCAAAAAACGATTTTGCATACCACAGAAGCAGAAGCAGAAGCAGAATCCCCCTTAAGCCCCCCGTTGAAATCTGGTCGGAAAAAAGACGGCGCCTGGACCACCGTCACCAAACGGCGGGGAGTGCACTGATGCCCATCACCACGAAGCGCCCCCCAGCAGACATCGTGCGCGAATGGACGATCGCCCTCGGCGTTCTCACGAGCAGTGGACGCATGACTGCCGACGACGCCGAACTCAAACTCAAAGCCTACGTCCCGCTGCTGGTCGAGAACTTCCCGCCCGCCGCGTTCACGCAGGCATCGCTCCACCACGTCGCCGCCAAGTGCAAATGGTTTCCCAGCTACGCCGAGGTGATCACCCACCTGCGGGCGTGGTGGCGCGAGCACCGGCCGATCACCAACGCGCTGCCGGCGCCGCTGCACAACGGGCCGGAGCCGGATCGGCCGCCGCCAACCGAGGAGGAGCGCGATTACGTCCGCCGGCGCGTCGCCGAGATCGCCGCGCTCCTGAGCGGCGGCGCTGCCGACCACGCGCTGCGGCCGGTCAGGGACCCTGGACCGCGCCACCTCACCCCCGTGCAGCTCGACGCAGTCAACCCGCTGCCCAACGGCCGAAAGCGGGTGGCATGACCTTGCGTGGCGCTACGGCTTGCCCGCAAAACGGAAACGCCCGACAGGGTCATCTGCCGGGCGTCCGATCGGTGGGGCGGATATCTCACCCCGCCTATGCCTTGGGAGCAACCGATGCGCAAACATCGGCTGTTCCTGCGCATCATCGTAGTCGCTTGGGGCCTGCGCTTCAAGCTGCTCCTGACGATGTGACAGGAGGCCCGGCGGCGCAAGTCGCCGGGTTTCCCGGATGCCGCGGCTGCACCATGACGGCGGACCATGCCCGTGCGGCCTCTAGCACGAGGCTACAGGGCTGTCCCACGCCTCGCCGCTAAACGGGGGCCGCCCTGACGGTGAGGGCCGTCAGCGGGCTTCCTGGGCGCTTGTGGCTGGGTGGTGCAGCGCGTCAGTAACTGCTCTTCACCGCCATGCACCCGCGGTAGTAAGCGAACGTGTAACGGGACGATGCAATCTGAGCCGAGCGCCAGCATTCAGCGTCGTCTTTCTCTGCTTCAGCAGCACCCTTGGCGCGGCCGCGTTGGCGGCTATTTATCATCCCCTGTTTCAGATGCTCGAAATCCAACTCTGCGGGTGGACATAAAATGCGATTGCCAGCATCGCATTTTCGTTGCAGATCGGGAGGCCAGGGATGGCTGGCGATGAAGTCGGCAGCCCATGCGCCAGCCGCGGCGGAGTCGGTCTGCTCCTGGGAGTCGGTCTGCTCCTGCCGTACCGAGGCATCGTGTTGACTGATGCACCCCGCGAGCGCCAGCGCGGTTGCGGCGAGTAGTGTGGTGCGGACCATCATGAACATTTGCCGCACCTTTCAGCGATGGTGGTGGTAGTAGTGATGGTGGTAGCCGCCGTCCGAGCCCGAGCCAGCAGCAGCAACGAGGATATACAGCGGCAGCAACACGATCGCCGCAGCCGCCAGCATCCCGTTGTGGTTGGCCTCGGCGTTGGCTTCGGCTTGTAGCGCGGGGATCGACGCGCATTCCTGGGCACTGCCGGTGGGATTGGTCGCGCAAACTCGCCGCGCATAATCCAATTGCGTTTGCGTCGCCTGCGATGCGCATCCGCTCAACAAAGCGGCGATTGCGGCAAAGCGCGCGATCCGTATGATCGAGAGAGCCATTGATCGAGTTCCTTCCTCGGTTGATGGTCAGGGCCGGTCTCCGGCGTTCACTGCGCCGCCCGGCCCGCTTTCATATGCGCCTTATGCAAGCCATAGGTTAAGCACCATTGTGCATAACCTGTATCGATGGCGTGCATATAGCCGTGCCATACCGCCCTCCCATCCACCAGCCGATCCGCATCGACCGGCCCGGACGCGCGCCACGTCCATCGCAGGCAGGCAGCGTCTACAACACCGACGAGTGGCAAGCGTTGCGGCTCGCGACCCTGCGCCGCGACCGCTTCCGCTGCCAGCTTGGCCTGCTCGGTTGTGAGGGACGCGCCACCATTGCCGACCACATCCAGCCACGCCGGGACCGTGGTTCGGACGTGTTGGCCAACCTTCGGGCAGTCTGTCGGACATGCCACAACCGCCGCCACCCTGAGAAAGGCGGCCTGCATGGCTGAGGCTCTAGCAAGCCCGCTGACGGCCTCGCGCTGCTGCCCGCTGTCCTCGCCTGGCCAATGCCCGAAGGCCGCTGTAGCCTCGCCACAAGCCCGGCACGGGGCATGGTGCGAGCAGACCCGAGGGGGAGGGGACGCAAAAACTACCGGGCGAAACCCTGGAAAGCGGGGCATACCTTCACTTCGCCGGCCGGGTTATTTTTTCATATGGCGGCGCGAATTTAGTCCTACTTCCAATCTACTGTGAAAGGGTAACCAATGGGTCGCAAGAGAACGCCGACCGCGCTGGCGGCGCTGCACGGCAACCCGAGCAAGATCAGGCTGCCGGATGCCGAGCCGGTGCCGACAGGCGCGCTGGAGGAGCCGCCGGAGTGGCTGACGAGGGAGCAGGCGGAAAGCTGGCGCTACGCGCTCGCACACGCTCCGCCCGGCCTGCTGCGGCGGCTGGACCGGGGAATGCTGACGATCTGGGTTGTGGCCGAGGCCACCCATCAGCGAGCCGTCCGCCTGTTGGAGAAGCGCTGCGGCAGCGATCTGATGACGACCCAGGGCGAGCAGGAAATTCCGTCGATGTATCTGAGCGTCATCAACAAGCAGGCGCTGCTGATGATCAAAGTCGCGAGCGAGCTTGGCTTCAGCCCGTCCGCGCGCGCTCGTGTCTATGCCCAGCCGTCGGGCGGCTCGGTCACTAGAACCACCGGTGGCCGGGTTGTGTCGCTGGCGCAGTATGTGGCTAACGCGCCGCCGCGGCCGGCCTAGAAGAAAACCGAATCGCGGGGCACAATTAGGCGCACTGGCGTATATGCCTCTGCGTAATGGGCAAGCCTCCCGTGCAGATGGTCGGCTGGCGCGCGCCGCGCGTCACATCAGGGGCGACGCTGCGCGGGCCGGTCATGGTGCCGGACCAACGCCCGAGCACAGACGTCGATCCGGTCTCGGCGTATGCCTGGGACATCCTCGATGGCGGGATCGTTGCCTGCCGGTACACGATCCTCGCCGCTGAGCGGCACTTCTACGACCTTGCGCAGGGGCCAGGGCGGGGGCTGACGTTCAGCCTCCCGTGGGTTCACTACGCGCTGAGTTTTTTCGGCGATTACCTTCGGCATTCGAAGGGCGAGTGGGCGGGCCAGCCGCTGGTGCTCTCGCCGTGGCAGCAATTCGCGATCGGCAGTGTGTATGGCTGGTTTCGCGCGGGCGGCACGCGCCGGTTTCGGACCGCGTACGAGGAAGTCGCGAGGAAGAACGGGAAATCGACGACCGCGGCGGGTGTCGGATTATTTGGCCTGGCGGCCGACAACGAGCCTGGTGCCGAGATTTACACTGCTGCCACGATGCGGGACCAGGCGCGCATTATTTTCAACGAAGCGCAACAGATGGTCCGCCGCTCGCCCGATCTGCAAGCGACGCTCTCGGTGTTCAAATTCAACATTTCGCAGGACAGCAGCGGGTCGAAATTCGAGCCGCTATCGGCGGATGACCGGACGCTGGACGGGCTGAATCCGCACCTGATCCTGATTGACGAACTGCACAAGCACCGCAACCGGGCGGTGCTCGACGTGCTGGATACGGCGATGGGGGCGCGGCGCAACCCGCTGCTGTGGATGATCACCACCGCCGGCGACGACAACCCGGAGAGCGTCTACGCGGCTGAGAACGCCTACGCGATCCAGGTGCTGGAAGGCACCGTCGTCGATGACAGCTATTTCGGGCTGATCTACACGCTGGATCAAAATGACCGCTGGGATGACGAGGCGGTATGGATCAAGGCGAATCCGAACCTTAATGTCAGCGTTAAGCTCGATGACCTACAGCGCCAGGCGGAGAAAGCGGCACGCTCACCGCCCAATCTGCCGGCGTTCAAGCGGCTGCGGCTGAACCTGCGGACATCGGACGCGAACCGCGCGATTGATATGGCGGCGTGGGCGAAGAACAGCCTTGGGCCTTTCGATCCGGCGGAACTGCACGGGCGGCGGTTCTTCGCCGGGCTCGACATCAGCGCGAAGATCGACTTGACCGCCTGGGTGAAACTGTTTCCGCCGGTCGGCGAGGAGACGCGATGGCGCGTGGTCGCCCGGTTCTGGATGCCGGCGGATACTGTCGAGGAAAAGTCGGACCGCGACCGGGTGCAGTATCGGCGCTGGATCGACGCCGGGCTGATCGAGGCGACCGAGGGGAATGTTGTCGACCAGAGGGAAATATTAAACGCTGTTATCGAAGATGCCCGGCTTCACGACTGCGCCTCATGTGCTTATGACCCGTGGAATGCTACCACTCTCGCCGTTTCGCTGGCCGAGCAGGGCGTTCCGATGCACGAATTCATCCAGGGTATGAAGTCGTACACGGCGCCCACAAAAGAGCTTGGAGTTATGTTATTGAGCGAAAAGCTAGACCATGGCGGCAATGAAGTGCTTACTTGGATGGCGGCTTCGATGATGTCTCTGACCGATCGGAACGAAAACCTGATGCCGTCGAAAAAGCATTCGGTGGGGCGAATTGACGGCATGAGCGCGCTGATCATGGCGATCGGGCGCTCGATGGCCGAGGACCCGAACGCCGGCCTTGACGGCTTCCTCTCCGATCCGATCGCGCTTTGATGCGCAATCCGCTCTCCTGGATAGCGCGCAAGGCCGTCGATACAATCCTGAGCGGAATCGCGGTTTCCGACCCGCGGATCATGCAGATGTTTGGGCCGGGGCCGACGCACGCTGGCGAGAGCGTCACGGTCGATACCGCCATGCAGTTGTCGGCGGTGTGGGCGTGCGTGCGGCTGATCGCCTCGACGATCGCGACGCTGCCGCTCATGATTTACGAGCGCGACCAAAAGGACTTTGGGACCGTCAACCGGGATCATCCGTTGTTTTCGATCCTGCACGACAGCCCGAACGCCGAGATGACCGCCGTCGAGTTCTGGGAAGCGATGGCCGGCGCGTTGCTGCTCTGGGGCAACGCCTATGCGCAGATCGTTTGGTCGGGCTCGCGGGTGATTTCGCTCATTCCGATGCGGCCTGATCGCGTCCACGCGAAGCGGAACGAGGACGGCTCGCTGACTTATTTTTATGCCTGGATGGGCACGAGCGTGACCCTACAGGAAAAGGAGGTGTTCCACCTCAAGGGCTTCAGCTTGGACGGCATCATCGGCATGAGCGTCGTGGCGCAAGGCCGGCAGACGATGGGCACGGCGATCGCCGCCGATCGCGCCGCCGGGAATTTCTTCCGTAACGGGATGCGTCCGAGTACGGTGCTGTCCGCGCCGACCTATCTCACGCCGGATCAGCGGAAGCGCAAAGAGGAATGGATCAACGAATATACCGGCGCCATCAACAACGGCCGGGTGCCGCTGATCGAAGGCGGCTGGAAGCTCGACACGCTCTCGATCCCGCCCGAGGACGCGCAATTATTGGCGTCGCGGCAGTTCGACATCGAGGAGATTTCGCGCTGGTTTCACGTACCGCCGCCGATGATCGGCCACACGCAGGCGGCGACCGCGTGGGGGTCCGGCCTCGAGCAGATGCTCCTGTGGTTCCTGCAATTTTGCCTGCGGCCGCAGCTCAAGCGGATCGAGGCGCGGATCACCAAAAGCCTGATTGCGCCGGGCGAGCGGCGGACGGTGTATGCGGAATTCAATGTGGAGGGGCTGCTGCGAGCGGACTCCAACACCCGCGCGAGGCTGTATGCGACGATGGTCGACCACGGGCTCATGACGCACAACGAAGTGCGGGCACTGGAGAACCATCCGCCGATGGCGGGCGCTGATGATCTGTTCATCAATGCGGCGCTGATACCGATGCAACTGGCCGGCGAGTTCGTCCGGGGTAGGGCGCCGAAGCCGCTCGATCCTGGCTTCAAGCCAACAGATGGACCAGCGGAACCGGGCGGCACGGTCGGTCCGGCGGGAGAAGCGACGGCCCGCGAAGACGTTGCGGCGTAGCAAACCGGTGCATTGCGCCAATGATGGTGCTATGTGGCCAGGCTGAGAGGTTAGCGGACGATGGCTAAGGTCACGCAAGCAGAAGCCAACTATCGCGACGGAACGGCCTCGCAAAACTGCGGCGGCTGCGCGATGTTCTCAGGCTCTGGCCAATGCTCGATGGTGGCCGGCAAGATAGACGCCGCCGATGTCTGCGATCTTTACAAAGCGGCGAAGGCGGCGCGGTACAAGGCATTCGGCCGGTTGGCCGCACCGGTTGAGTTCAAATTCGCGCCGGATGGCACGGCGGAACCGGGCACCTTCGAGGGTTACATCTCGGTATTCCGCAACCAAGACGCCTATGGCGATATCGTCAATCCCGGCGCGTTCGCGGAATCTCTCGCGGAACACAAGGCCGCCGGCACTATGCCAGGACTGTATGCCGAGCATTCATTTGCCATGCTTGGCGGCGATCCACTGCCGATCGGCGTCTGGAAACAGATGCACGAGGACGAGAAGGGGCTGCACGGCGTCGGCAAAATATCGGCGCTCGACAGTGATCACGGCAAGCGGATTTACGGCCTGATGCGCGACGGCGCGCTCACTGCGTTGTCGATCGCCTATTCCATCCGCGACGGCGGAGTGGACTACGGCAAGAAGGCGGGCGATCCGAAGCGCTGGCTCAACAGCTTGGTTCTGTTCTCGGCGGATATCGTGTCCAACCCGGCCAATCCAGAGGCGCAGATATCCGCTATCAAATCGGTCATGGCGCTCGGTGATCGGAACGCAGCGCTCGCCGCCCTGAATGCGGCGCTAACGCTGCATAGCGCTACCCTGGCCGGTGGCGATGCACCGACTGCGGACGAGCGGGCGCAACTGCACGACCATTTGCGCGCGGCGTATCGCGCGCTAACCGGCGACGAGCCAAAGACGGCGCCGGAAACCATCCGCGATTACGAGGCAGGGCTTCGGGAGAAGCTGCATTTCTCGTATCGCCAAGCCCGCGCTCTTGCTGATGGCGGGTGGAAAGCGGCATGCCAGCCTCGGGATGAGGCTGCGTCTGCGGCTGAAGCGAAAAACGCGATCAAGACGATCGCCGAAGCGCTTCGTGGGCTGACATTCGCAGCTTAACCCCTATGGAGGCACAACCATGCCGTTGGATGACACCGACGACCTGAAACAACTCGCCGTCGATCTCAAGAAGGCGACCGACGACGTAAAGACGTTCGCGGAGAAGGCGCAGACCGAGATCAAGAACCTCGGCGCCATGACGACGGAGACGAAGGCCGCGTCCGACAAGGCGCTGCTGACAATGAACGAACTCGCGGGCCGCGTCGGCGAAGTCGAGCAGAAGCTCGCGCGTCCGCGTGGGCCAGCCGGCGAGCCGCAATCGACGCTCGGCCAGCTCGTCGTCGAGAACGACGAAGTCAAGGCGCTCCTCGCGAGCAAGAACGGCCAGGCGCGCGTCAAGGCCGAATACAAAGACATCCTGAGCGGCACAGCGCTATGGGGCACCGGGGTATCGCCGACATCGTCGCTGGTCATCGCGGACCGGCAACCGATGGTGACACCGCCGCTGCGTCCCTTGGGTATCCGCGATCTGCTGATGCCGGGATCGACGACATCGAATGCGATCGAATATCCGGTCGAGACCGACAATCCGCTGACCATCGCCGCTGCGTTTGTCTCGGAAGGCGCGGTCAAGCCGCAGGCACCGCCGCTCACGTTCGATCTGAAATCGTCGCCGGTGCGGACGCTCGCGCACTGGCAACGGGCGTCGCGACAGATACTCGATGACGTGCCGCAACTCATGTCTACCATTGACGGACGGTTGCGCTACGGGTTGGCGTATGTCGAGGAGCAGCAATTCCTTTACGGCGATGGCACTGGTCTAAACTTGTTTGGCATCATCCCGCAGGCAACCGCTTATTCCGCCGCGTTCACGCCGACTTCGCCGACGAATATCGACACCCTGCGCCTGGCCCAACTGCAAGCATCGCTCGCGCTCTACCCCGCGACCGGATTTGTGTTGCATCCGACCGACTGGGCGAAGATCGAACTAACGAAAGATGCGCAACAGCGCTACATCGTCGGCGATCCGCAAAGCCAGTTGTCAAGAACGCTCTGGGGCCTGCCGGTCGTGACCTCGTTCTCGATGCAGGTCACCAAGTTCCTGACCGGCTCGTTCAGGTATGGCGCGCAAATCTTCGACCGCATGTCGATGGAAGTGCTTATCTCCACCGAGAATGCCGACGATTTTGTGCGCAACATGATCACGATCCGCGCCGAGGAACGGCTGGCTTTCGCCGTGTATCGCCCGGCTGCCTTCATTTACGGCACGCTGACCTAACTCGCGCGGCGTCGCGGGTGATGCCCCGCGCTGGTTCAGCAGACCTCCCCTGCGTGGGCCAGCGCGGATGGCGCGAGGAGAACAAACAATGCCGGAACTGCACACGTTTGAAACGCTTGCCGAGGACAGCGCCGGCACGCTCGACCGCCTGAGCGTGGCGGGGGGCTGGCTGTATCGCACGCGCACATGGGACAACCGGTCGAACACGTTCGCGACCTCGCTGGCCTACGTGCCGGATGGCCAAACTCTTGAAGGCGGCCCTGCTCCACCGGCCGCGCCGGGAACCTGCTTTTGGTATGCGAACCTCGCCGCTGCCGACCTGACCGGAACCGGCGAATGGGCCGTTCTGACGCTCGGTCCCGCGGATGCCTACGGCAACACCGATCTGTTCGCGGATGCCGATGGCGGCTTTGCGGTCGTCGGCAATGCCATGGTGGCGATCGACCTGTGGTGCGAGTTCGAAGCGCCGCCCGCGTCGGGAGCGCAAATCGGCGTCCAAATTGACAAAGCGGGGACTCTGCTGACGCGCGGGCAGGTGCAGTTATTGCCGGGCTTGCAGTCGATCGGGCGCACCTTCTACCAGGGCTTACTGCAAGACGGCCACATCGTGCGCGCCGGGGCGCTGATCGCGGCAGGCGACGTGCCCGGCATCATGGCGTCGAGCTACATCACCGCGCACATCGTGTCGTCTTAGGGAGAGTGGAAATGTCATTCGTAGCCGCTGATCCGCTTGCCCACTTGGGCGAGGTGCTCGATACCGGGCATTGCCTTCGACACTGCCAAATCGTGGCGAACGTGACGCACTCCTCGACGCTGCGCCGCGGCCAGCCGGCGAAGGGGTCGGGCTATCCGCGCGGCACCGTCATCGGCACCTTCGATGAGGACGGGCTTTACGCCAACGCCGAGGACGGCAGTTCGCATGTCGCGATCCTGTTGGAGCAGCGGGATGATGGCCTGCTGGTCTGCGACGCTTGGGTGGGTCAGCCGGTGCACGAGCGGTTGATCCGCTTCAAGGGCGGCGAGGGTCTCGCCTGTGACGACGCCGACCGGTTCCATATCGTGGAAACAGCGACACAGACGGCGGCGGCGTGACCCTGCTGCTGCTCGGGCTGGGGGTCCTGTTCATGCTGGCGCTGTCGGTGCTGGCGGCTTTCATCACCGAGTGCATCGCCGATCTCGCGCGGCGTGATGGCTGATCCGCCGGCCCCGAATGGCCATGGCACCGGCGCGGTCGGCGCGGCGAGCCGCACGGCGGCGAAGCTGATCGACACCCTGCCCGCGCAGTTCATGGTTCTGGTGTTGCTGAATTCGATCTACGTGGTTGGCATGTTGTGGTTCCTGAACGTGCAAGCGGATCGTCGCGACCGAAACCTCGGCCCGATCATCACGTCCTGCTTACAGCAGGTGCCGATTTCGGTGGTCGAGCGGCTGCTGAACCGTGAAGAGAAGGACCGCGACATCTTAGACAAGGCCGCAGCGGGGATGGTGAAATGATCCGCATGGTCGCCCTCAAGCCGTGGAGTCGCCGACTGCCAACGGAGCGATGTAAAAAGACGAGGCCCGTCCAGGATTGGCATCTTGGCCGGGCCTCTGAGAACCGCCGATCATTGGAGGATCGCCGATGCCTACCGGACCACATGCATACCCGACCACGCTCGCGCAAGCCACCACCGTATGGAAATTCGGTGTTTATGTGTTGACCTGCTCCGTGACCGGCATGAGCTACGTCGGCATGTTCGAAGGCAGCGCCGGGAAACGCTTCTCTTCACATATTTTCGCGGCGTTCAATGATTGGCGCGATGGATCTCCTCGCATCAAGCAAGAAATAGCAAACGCCATCCGCGAGCACGGAATCGGTACATTCAATTGGTCAGATGCCCATATTCTTTGCTGCCGAACGCGCAACGATGCGTGGGACTTTGAAAAACTGCTTATCGCTGAACTCCAAACTTATTGGCCTCAAGGTTACAACAAAAGCAAAGGCGGAGGCGGCGCTTACGGCGTAACATTGACCTTAGAGAGTCGGACTAAAAGGTCAGTGGCACTCAAGAAAGCCATGGCTCGTCCCGACGTGAAGGCCAAGCAAGTTGTTGCATCAAAAAAGATGTGGGACGGTATGTCGCCGGAAGAAAGAAAAAAGCGGACAACCAAATCGTGGGAGGGAAGGCGCAGGTTCCTCGCAGAAGCGACCGCCGAACAGAGACAGGCTATGGGAAAATACCCGAGAACACCCGAAGCGCGCGCAGCCCAAGCAGCGCGATTGAAGGCGCTCCGACAGGTTCCTGGGTTCGATAACGCTCGTCGTGCTGGGCACGAGCGCGCGGCGAGAATGGGAAGGCTGGGAGGGCGTGGAGGGATCGTGCGTGATTTTAAGCAGCGCGATTTGTTCTGAAATTGGAGCCGCCGGGAATGGTGAGGATGGTAGCACTAAAGCCCTGGATCAACGGCGACGAGGAAGGGTCGGTGTCGCCCGGCACCGAATTCGAGGCGCGTGAATCACGGGCGCGCGAATTGCGCCGCGCCGGCCTGGCGATACCAGCGGTCGGCGACGGCAGCCGGATCAGGGTCAAGGCCGATCCGCCGGCTGATGGCAGTCCGCCGCCGAAGCGGAAGCGGCCAGGCCGCCGCGCGCTCGTGCAGCTCGCCAGCGGCATGGACTTCGTGCGGATGCTCGACCTGACGGCGGACCTCCACGCGCGCTACTGCGCCGCCTGGGGCATCGAATTCATCGCGCACCGCGAAGGCCGGCCACGCAAGGCGGCGCGTCCGCCGCACTGGCGCAAGGTGGACGTCATCGGCCAGGCGCTCGACCGGGGTTTCGAGCAGGTGCTGTGGCTCGATGCCGACAGCATCATCGTCGATGCAACGGTGGATCTGCTCTCGGTGTGCCGCTGGGGCGTGGGCATCTGCGAGTGCTGGGACAGCCCGGCGGTGCACGCCCACCTGAACACGGGCGTCGTCTGGTTCAACGCCGCCCCGGAGGTCCGTGCCTTCGTCAAGGCGTGGGACGCGATGCCCGTGCACATGGCCTGGGAAGATCAGGGCGCGCTGATTGAACTGATGAAGGATCGGCGCTGGCGGTCGCTGCTGACGATCCTGCCGAACCGCTACAACTGGGTGGAGGACCATATGGAGGCAGCGCAGCCGGTCGTCCGCTCTTTCCACGGCGAGCGGGACCGTCTCGCCCGCATGCAGGCGCTGCTGTCGCTGGGCACCGAGGCCGCGGCGGCGTGACACCGCTGGTCATCCGCGCGCCCTACGGCCTCGGCGATGCGATCTACGTGCGCCCGGTGATCCGCGACGCGGCGGCGCGGCATGACCTGTTCGTCGAAACCCCCTGGCCCGAGCTTTACGAAGACCTGCCGCTTCGCTTCGTCGAGCCGCCGACGGCCCTGCGGGTGCAATCGGCGAATGTCCGGCGGCAACCGGCGGGGCGGTGGCGATCGGCGCCGGCGAGCGCGCCCACGGTGTTCCTCTACTATTCCGCGGAGGCGTTTTCGCAGGGCACGGTTTACGACGCGATGGCGAGCAAGATGCCGCCCGTGTCCGCGCCGGCGTGGGATCTGCCGGACATGGGGCCGTCACCGTTCGACACCGAATCGCCGCTCGTGCTCGTGCGGCCTGCCGTTCGGCGCCGGGATTGGGACAACGCCTCGCGCAATCCGAGGCCGGAGTACATTGAGCATGTCGCCGGCGACATGAAGGCGCGCGGCTACGCCGTCGTCGTCGTCTGCGACCTCTCGATCGGCGAGGAGTGGATCGAGGGGCACATGCCGCCGCACAACCTCGCGCTGACCCACGGCGAGCTATCGGTGCGGCAACTGCTCGCAGCCATACGCGACGCGGCGCTGGTTGTCGGTGGTGTCGGCTGGATCGTGCCGGCGGCCATCGCCTGCGCCACCGCGGCGTATGTCGTGCTCGGGGGCAATGGCGGGGCGAACGCGCCTGAGAAGATAATCCATCCGGACATGGACTGTTCAAGAATGGGGTTCGCATGGCCAACGACATTATGTCGGTGCAGCGACACGCACCACGATTGCCCAAAAGAGATTCCAGATTTGGCGCAGCAATGGAGCACGTGGCGCTCCGCGATGGCGCTCTGATCGAGGATCTACGGAAGCTCGACGCGCTGCAATGGTTCGCAGAACTCGGCCTCGGCTATTACCCGGTCGCCGCTCCGCCCGACAGCATCTACGACGACGCCTATTTCCAGAAATACGCTGGCTATTCCGCGACGCCTCTCGGCGAGAAGCTCAACGCGCTTCGCATCGGCCTCGTGCGGCGCCACTACGCTGGCGAGATCACCGACATCGGCATCGGCTCGGGCGCGTTCGTCGAGGCGCATGGCAACGCCAGAGGATACGACATCGCTTATCCCGCCGTGCGGTGGCTGACGATGAGCGGGCTGTTCCATGATCCCTACGTCCGCGGCGCGGATGCCGTGACCATGTGGGACAGCATGGAGCACATCGAGAATTGGCCGAAACTGCTCGCGCGCGTGCGGCTTTTTGTCTTTCTCTCGCTACCGATCTTCGACGGGTTGGATCATGTGCTCAGGTCGCGGCACTACCGGAAGGATGAACACTTCTGGTATTTTACCGCTTACGGACTAACGCGCCTGATGGCTCGGCTCGGCTGGACGCTGCTCGAAAGCAACAGCGCGGAAACAAAGGCTGGGCGAGACGGTATCGGATCGTTCGCGTTCCGCCGGAGGAACTGACATGCCGAGTCTGCTGGGTTTGCTGGTCGTGATCTTGATCTTGCTGCTGCTGTTCGGCGGCGGTGGTTATTACGGCGGCTGGCACTCGACCTATCCGACCTACTATGGCGGCGGCGTCAGCCTGCTCGGGTTGATCCTGATTGTTCTGCTGATCATGTGGTTCTTCGGTTAAAGGTCCTGACATGGCAACCCCGCTCGGCACGCTTCCGCCCGGCGACGTCGGATTCTACACCGTCGATTGGACCGCGGAGCTTGGGGCGGTGACCGGCGATGCGCTCACCGGCGACCTGACGGTTGACTGCGCCTCTCCCGATCTCTCGATCACCAACCTCAACCTGACCGGCTCAGCGCTGGCCTTCAACGCAACGGCGGAGGTCGCCGCGAAATACCTGCTGACGGCGCGGGCCGGATTTTCGCCGTCCGGCCGGCGGGCATCGAAGCAACTCGAACTGGTGGTCGGCCTGCCGCCTGCGGTCGAGCCGATCACCCTCGATGAGGGGCGGCAGCATCTGCGGCTCGACACCGGTGGCGATCCGCCGTCGCACCCAGACGATCCCCTGGTGCTGGGCTGGATCACCGCTGCGCGGGAATACGTCGAGCAGGAAACCGGGCTGACGCTGGTCACGGCGAGCAAGACGGACTACCGCGACACGTGGCAGGGGTCTTCCTCGCGGCACCGTACCAGCCTGGAGACTGGCTTTCATCCGATTGGCTCGCCGCTGTGGTGGGGGCTTTCAACCGGCCTGCCGTCGTTCCTCCTCGTGCACGCGCCGGTGATATCGGTCGAGGCGATCCGCTACCTCGACGCGGACGGCACACAGCAGGTGCTGGCGTCTGATCAGTATCGGCTGGCGCCGGATGGCGCGCTGATGCGGATCGAGCAGGCGATCGGCGTCGCTTGGCCGCCGGTCTACTTCGGCGCGCATGGGGTCGTGCAGATCGACTACACCGCGGGCTTTGCCGACCCTATCCCGGAGGCGTTGCGGACGGCGATCAAGCTCATGCTCGGCGTCTACTATGAAAACCGGGGGGTGCTGGATCGGGCCGAGGTCGTGCCGCAGGGCGTCTGCGCGCTGCTCGACAAGTATCGGATCATGTGATGGAGCCGCAATTCCCGAGGCCGCTCCCCGGCTTCGATATTCCGCCCCTGGTTCCGCAGTCAATTCCGCCGCGCAATATCCCCCCCTACTGGGAGCGCAAGCACTTCCTGTCGTTCCTGATCGACCACTTCGACTGGAAGTTGGGGGCCGAGATCGGCGTCGCTGACGGCGGCACCTCGGCCCATCTGCTCAGCAAGCATCCGGAACTGCACATGATCGGGGTGGATGCGCGGCGGGTGTTCTTCGACCACGCCGGCCCGGACGACTTCATCTCCTGGGACCACGACGCGCTGCGCCAGTTGGCCGAGTTCAACCTCGCGCCGTTCAAAGACCGCTGGGCGATGTTCGAGACGCTGAGCGTCGAGGCCGCCGAGAGGGTGCCGGACGCCAGCCTGGACTTTGTCTTCATCGACGCCGACCACAGCGAGGGGGCCTGCCGCGCCGATATCATCGCGTGGCTGCCGAAGGTGCGCGCGCGCGGGTGGCTCCTTGGTCACGACATCAACTGGAAGGGCGTTCGCGCCGCTGTCGATGACCTCTACCCAGGTTACCACATCGGTCCGGACGTGGTGTGGTTTCGCCCGGTGCATCCAGTCGTCAACTGGTGGTGGTGGCTCTATGTCTGACGACGAGAGGCCGAAGCCGAAGGCTGGCGACCGGGTGATGTTCCGCTCCGCGAACGGCGAGGACTGCTATGGCGAGATTGCAGCGATCACGCCTGCCGGCGTGGCGACGCTCGCGCTCGACAACGGCATGCGGGTGTCAGGCGTGGAGGAAAGCGATGCCCCTGATAACGCTCTCTACCTCTCCACTTGGCGGGTGGTGGAGCGCCTGGGAGCGCCGGTGGGCGGCAGCGAAGAGCCAGGGATATGGCTCGATGCCTTCTGTGCCGGGCTGGTGGTGACGCTGGTGGACGCCGCCGATGGGCACTTTCCCATGACCCGTGCAGGGCTGCCGCTGGCGCTTGAATCGTTCCGCCGTGGCGTCGGGTTGGTCTTGGACCTGAAGGACTGAGATGGCCCTCCTCCCAGGTCCCAGCATCGGCAGGCTGCGCGACCGTATCCGGGTCGATAAGCGGGTTGCGACCGCCGACGATATGGGCGGCTCGTCGGACACGTGGCAGCCCTACGTGACCATCTGGGCCGAGGTGACACCGGTGCTGGGTGGTCCTGGAGAACAGGTGGAGGGCGGCGGGCTGGCGGCGATCTCCACCTACCACTTCATCGTGCGCCGGCGCGCGGACCTGTCCGAGGTGCAGCGGATCGTCTGGCCGATTGACCCGAACACCGGGGCCGACATCCCGGCCTCGCTCTCGTTCAACGTGCGTGGGGTGAACCTGCCGACCAGCGGTGACCTCTACATGACCATCGATGCCGAGGCGGGGGTGGCCGTATGAGCGTGATCGAGGGGCATTCGCGCGTGACGCTGGACCGGCGGGTCAATGCCCTCCTGAACCGTCTGCCAGCGGCGGCGACGGAGCAACTGAAGGGAGCCATCGCCTCCTCGGGGAACGACCTCTACGACGCGATGATGAGCCGGGTGCCGCGCCGCACGGGGCGGCTAGCGAAAGCCATAGGGCTCAAGTTCGACAAGAACGGGCTGGTGGCTCAAGTGGGCTTCTCCAGCCGCGAGTTCCCACGGCAGTGGAAAGCGGGTGGGCGCTTTGCCCACCTGATCGAGTTCGGCACCAAGGGGACCGCCGGTGGTGGCAGGACCAGCAAGCGAACCGGCAAGCCCTTGCGCGCGCACGCAGCGACGCCAGCGCAGCCGTTCATCTTTCCGGCGCTGATCGAGAAGGGGCCTGAAATCATCGAACTGCATAAGGATGCGGTGGAGGGCGCGCTTGAGATCGCCTCGCGTGGCCTCGCGTGAGCGTCACCCTCGATGCTGGTGCGGCGGTCCAGCAGGCCGTTTTCCAGGCTCTCACTGCCGCCCCGCCAATCGGTGCCGGGGTCTTCGACCGGGTGCCCGAGAATGCCGCCTACCCGCAGATCGAAATCACCGGCTCGACACAGCGCGACTGGTCGCACGCGGTGGTGCGCGGCGAACAGATCACCGTCGAGATTCACATCTGGAGCCGCTATAACGGCTTCATGGAGGCGCGGGCGCTGATGGCCGAGGTGCGCCGGCGGTTAGACCTTCAACCTCTGGTGCTGCCGGTCGATGGTATGAACTTGGTCGACATGATGTATACGACTGCCGATCTGATGATGGATGTTGACACTATGACCCGGCATGGAATTCTGCGGTTCAACGCAACAGTCACGGTGCCGTAGCATGTGGGTTGAGACGACAGCGCTCTGCTCGTGGATCATGGAGAACCGGCGCGCCTTCTATTACGTCAAGGGAAGCTTCGTCGATCTGCCCATAGACTGGGCGGCGAAGTTCATCTCCGAGGGCACTGCCATCGTCGCCAAGGACCCGGAGGAGCCTGCGTTCGCCGACCCCTACATCCCGCCCTCGCTCGGCAACGAGATGCTGACCGTCGCCTGCGTTTTCAAAAGCGGCGGCAAATATGACGAGGCCGACTACGTCGGGAAGCTGGCGCGGGCAGTGGGCCGCCACCTGACGGTGCCGCACCGGTTCATCTGCCTGACCGATGCCAAGCGCATGCTCACCGCCGACGTGGATGTGGTGCCGCTGGAGAAGAACTGGCCAGGATACTGGTCGAAGATCGAGGTCTACCGACCCGGCCTGTTTAAGGGGCCGCTGCTCTATCTTGACCTCGACACGGTGATTTCCGGCAGCATCGACGGACTGGTGGCGGTAGACGCGCCGCTGGCGATAGCCTGGGACATGATGCGCAACTGGGTCAACTCGTCGCTGGTGTTCACGCGCGTCGATCTGTCCTGCGTGTGGGACGCGATGGTCGGGGACTCTGCCGACATCATTGCTCGCTACGACAGCGGCAACGGTCCCTACCATGGCGACCAGGGGCTCTTGCAGGACACGCTGACAAAGAAGCGCATCCCCTGGCGCTGGATGCAATCGATCCGCCCGCACGAAATCATCTGGATGCCGCCGGGCCTGCGGGGGAACAAGCCGCCGGCGGAAACAAAAGTCGAGATGTGGTATGGAGACCCGAAGCAGCCGGATGTCGGCGGCAAGTGGCTTGGCGAGCACTGGACGTAACCGCGAGCGTGCGGCCTCGCGCTCTCTAGTTGGGGACAAAAACAATGGCTGCTCCGACGACTCCCGCCACCTTCACCACCGCCTACCGGGGGCGCGATGCGCTTCTGAAAGTGTCGGCTGACGGCGGCTCGACCTACACGCTGGTCGGCGGCTGCCGCACCACGAACGTCACCTACAACAACAATCCGGTGGATATCAGCAACGCGCTATCGCAAGGCTACACCGAGTTCATGCCGGACGCCGGCAATAAGGAACTGCAAGTTTCGCTCGACGGCATCATCACCAACGATGCCATGCAGATCATTTTGGAAACGTCGGCGCGCGATCGGACGCTGCTCGCCTACCGCATCAACTACAGCGGTGCCGGCCTGTTCACCGGCTTCTTCGCCATCTCCACATTTACGATCAACGGCGTCTTCAATCAGGCCCAGACCTTCACCGCCGCACTCGTCTCAAGCGGGCAGATCGTCTACACGCCGGGCTAATGGGTGACCGATGGCCAATCCGAATAAGTTCCGCAGGGAAACCGACCTTGTGCTGAACGGCCATACCTATTCGTGCCGTCCGACGATGGACAAGTTGGCGCGGATCGAATCCCGGTTCGGCGCAGCGTTGCCGCTATTGCGCCGGGTCGGCGATGGGGGCGCTACGCAGGCCGAACTAACCGCCATCGTGCAAATCATGTTGCGAGGGGTACACAATGCCCCGCGCGATGCCGATGTCGCGCCGCTTATTTTCGACCAAGGCGCGATTACTGTTGCCGGCAACATCGTGGATTTCATCGCGAGTGGGATAACCAGCGATGCGCCGCCGAAGGAAGAAGGCGAAGGGGAGCGCGAGGCGGAGGGAAACCCGTAGAGCCGAAGCCGCTGCCCTACGCTCGGCTGATGCAACAAGGGCTTGGATGGCTTCGGTGGAGCACGGATCAGTTTTGGAATGCGACACTGCAAGAGCTTCATGCTGGCGTTATCGGCTTCGCCGAGTCGCGCGGCGCGAAGACGGACAGCCCACCGTCTGAGGAAGAGGAAGTCTACGACCGGCTCCTCCGTCTGGTTAAGGAAGAGCAAGAGCGCGAAGACGAGGAAGCGAGAAGGGCAGCGGCATGAGCGGAACAGTCGAGGCCGGCAAGCTGCTCATTCAGGTCGAAGCCAGCACCGAGAACCTAAAGCGTCAGCTTGACGCAGCCCTCGCCGCCGTCGCTGGAGCTGCGCAGGGCATGACTAATTCGGTCGATAAGGTCAATAATTCCTTTGAGGGTCTGGGCAAGGTAGTCGAAGCAACCCTTTCCACCTTTGGGAAGCTGGCGTCTGGCATTTCCCCTGCGGCTGGTTCGATGATCGGTATGGTCGCGGCCGGAACTAGCGTCGGTGTCATGTTTGAAAAGCTGACCGAAAAGGCCGGCGAGTACATTGCGGAAGTCATCAGGATTGGTGATCAGCACGAGCAGTTCATCGCGCAACTGACTGCCCTTACAGGCTCGGCGGAGCAGGCTGAGGCGTCCTTCTCGGCTCTTGAGCAAATGACGGCGAAGACCGGCATAGCCGCCAGCGGTGCCGTCGATATGTATAAGCGGCTGACGGTCGCGGCGCAGGAAACCGGCCTGACGAACACGCAAGTCTTGCAAATGATCAAGACGGTCCAAGACGCCGGCATCGTCAGCGGCGCTTCCATGAGCCAGATGGCGTCGGTGGTCGATCGGATTTCCATTTCATTGACTACCGGGACCGTCAACGCGCGCCTGTTCCGCACGATCGTCAGCGACATGCCGGAACTGGCGAAGGACATCGCGGACGGCCTGCACATGAGCGTGGCCGAGATGATGGAGCTTGTGAAGCAGGGGAAGCTGTCAACCGATCAATGGGCTGTCGGGACGCTCGAAGCCACCGAAAAGGTGGACGCCAAACTTGCGGGAATGCCTGTCAGTTTAAGCCGCGCCTGGGGAGAGCTTGGCGGCGCGATGGATCAGTTGATTGTCGGAATCAACACGGCGATCGGTCTGACATCAAAACTATCGTTCCTTGTTCAAGCCGCCGCCGCTGGGGTGAGAAACCTGCTCGGCAATCTGCGCCTGGGTGACGAGCTCACGAACATCAACAGTGAAGTGAAGGCCGCTGGCGAGCAGGTCGCGGGTTTGGAAAAAACTTTAGCAAGGCTGAAATCGTGGAATTATGCTGGTATCACGACCTATGAAATCGGTCAGACTCAAAAACAACTTGATGCCGCCAAGGTAAGGGTGCAGGCGGCACTTGAGGCGCAGAAAGCGATTCAAGACAAAGCTAACGGTGCGTTGGCTGAGGGCGACTTGGAGAGGCACGATACAGCCATCGCTCTTGCGAAAGATCGCGAGCAAAAGATCACCGACACAGTGATCGAGCACAACGACAAGCAAGTAGCGTTGATGAATAAATATAACAAGGACATGGCCGACATCCGGAAACAGATGACGATCAGTCCCGAGGCCGGCGGCCTGGAGTTCTCGACCGGCATGGAACTATTGAAGAACCGCACGAAGGAATTTGACGACGCGTTAGCGCACCTAAACGAGACGCACGATAAAAATTCGAAGGCCGCCGAGAACGCGGCCAAAAAGATGCAGGATGTGGTCGATGCCACTGGCCGGGCCAGGGATGCGGCCGTGGCGTTGATGTTGGAACATCAGAAAGGCAAGCAAGCGATCGAAGATGTCAACACTCAGACCGACATCAACAATGAATTGGTGAAGGCCGGCATTCCGCTGAACACGCAATTGGTCGGCGTGATGAAACAGAAGGCCGACCAGATCACAGCAAATGTGAAGGCCACGCACGCTGCCAACGACGAGACGAAGGCGATGACCGAAGCGGAGAAGCAGTTTGCCGACCAACAGAAGAAGACTCAAGAAGCCAACAAGCAGATGTTTGACGAACTTGAGCGCATTTCGGAGAGCTATGCCAAGGACATATCGACCACGCTCGTCAATCAGCTTATTGATCCGCAGAAGGGCCAAACCATCCTGACGTGGTTCAAGGACCTGTTCAAAAAGATCGCGGCGCAGGCGCTTGAAACAAGCATCATCCTGCCGGTCACTCGGATGGTCGTGGGCGATCTCGCGAGCGCGTTCGGGCCGGCTGCGGTTGGCGCAACGGGCGGCGGTCAGCAACTTTTCAATGCGGCGGGACAGGTTGTCGGTTCACTCGGCGGCACTAGTGGCGGCGCGGGCGGGGTTGCCTCGTTCGCTGGTGCGGCTGGCGGCAGCGGCGGATTGTTTGGCAGCGGCTCGGTGCTCGGGAGCCTGCTGCCTGTTGCTTCGGCGGCAAACAGCGTCAGCGGCGGTTCAATCTTCAGCAGCATCGGAAGCAGTCTTGGCCTGACAGGTCCTGGCAACCTGTTCGGAACCGGAGGCTTCCTCGGCAGCGGCGGGGCGGTGTCTGGATTTCTCAGCCAGGGGATTGGCGGAACAAGCATCTCAGAAGCAGCGAACCTTGCGGCGTCAAACGCATTTGCTCCTGCGGCGACTGGAATGTTTGGCGGGGCATCGGTCGGCAGCCTTCTCGGAGGCGCTGGCGCTGGCTTCGCTGCCGGGAATATTGTCAACAGTCTGCTCGGCGGAAAGCAGACCGGCGGCATGGTGGGCTCGGGAATCGGAGCAATCGGAGGGACGCTCATCGGCGCGTCCCTGATTCCTGTCCTGGGGCCGTTCGCGCCGCTCATTGGGGGATTGATCGGCGGCACGGCAGGCGGCGGGCTGGGCGGCTTGATCGGGCCGGGGCCAAAGCATCAGGCGTGGGGCATCGACATCGCAGCGCAGGGCGGTCAGCTAACGATCGACCGCGCCATCGGTTCCGACACCGCAGGGCTAAAAGCCGCCTACGACGATGCGCAGACCAAAATCGCGCAGTTAAACGCTTTCATGACGGCGACTGGAATCACCGCTACCGCCGGAGCCATACTCGGCAAGGGCAACACGGCAGTGCAGCCGGCGACGTTCGACGAGGCAGTGTCGGGGCAGTTGCGTTTTGCCGGACCGGAGGGATCGGACCTCGCCAAAGCGCTCGCTAACAGCGGCGGCGTAGTGCAGAGCACGCAAGCGCTGCAAGACATGGTGACCTTCGTCACTGGTTCCTACGCGCAGCTTTCGAAGACCGCCGATAAGACCAACCAGTATGACGACGCGGTCAACACGCTGAACACAACCTACGCCGACGCCATCTCGAAAGCGCAGAGCTACGGGCTGGCGACGGACAAGCTGTCGTCCAACCTCGCTGACGGGGTGGCGAAGATCAGACAAGCGCAAGCTGACGCCGTGACCGCAGCGACGGGGAGCGTCAATCAAGCGTTGCTGACCGCGCAAGGCCGCACCTACGAGGCGCAGACCTACGGCATGGGCAGCGGAAAGCAAAAGCAGCTCGACGACCTGCAATCGCAACTTGAATCTCTCGGGCTGTCGGCGGCAGACGCCGCGCCGTGGGTGAGCAAACTGGGCGATGCAATTGATCTCTCTATTCAAAGCATAAAAGACGCCAACGCGCTGCAAATTACCACCGCGGAATCGCAGGCTGTTATCGACGCGCTAAACGCAAGCGGCATGACGTATCGCGCGCAGATCGCGAAGCAGGCAGCGGACGAATTCACCGCCATCAAAAGCCTGAGCGACACCCTGAAAGCACTTGGGGTGAGTGCATCCGACGCAGCGCCATATATCACCGCCTTGTCGACGTCATTGGAGGCCGCGCGCGCGGCATCGGCGGCCGCCAACGACGAATCAAAGCGGGAATTCCAAGTCAAGAACCAACTCGCCCTGATGGCCGCCCAGGCTGGTGACGATCCAACAAAGAAAGCGCAGGTTGCCTATTGGACATTGATCGAGAGCACTTACGAAGCGACCTTGCAGGCAAGGGATTTTATGATCGCGCACGGCTTTTCCACGGAGGAAATGGCGGCGGAATATGACAAGCTGCTGAAGACCCAGAAGCTGGAGATTGCCGCGCTGAACGATCAGGCAAAGGCGACCGCCGCCGTCACCAACTCCATCGGCCGGACGATACAGGAATACATTGACAAGCTGAACGCGACCACGGCGGGAGCCGCGTCTCCGGTTAACCAATACGCGGCGGCACAAAAAATCTTCTCCGATCAAGCGACCCTGGCGGGGGCCGGAAACTCCGATGCACTGAACAGCATCACTAACAACGCCGATGCGTTGCTGAACGCGGCGAAGTTGATGTTCGGCTCCGGGCAGGGATACGCGGACGTTGTGGCGATGGTGAAAAAATCGCTCGGCGATCTGCCGGTCGTGCAGAGCTACAACGCGCAGCTTCTCGGCCTTCTCAAGACCATCGCGGACAACGTCAATGCCGTGAACACGAGCGTCGGAAACGTGGACACGAGCGTCGGCGGCGTCTCGACCGGGGTCGACAATGTCGCATCGGACACGTCCACAAGCGCGATGCTTCTCGCCACCATGACGACCAGCGCCGACGCAACTTATAAACAACTGCTGGCGATCGGCCAACTGATCTACGCGGGCGACCAATATCTGGCGATGATCGTGCAGAATACCGGCGGCAACCCGTTCCCATCGGCGCGGGGCAACGTGTTCAATGCCGGGCAGTCGGTGGCGGCTTTCGCGCTCGGCGGCGTCGTCACTAAGGCGACCACCGCACCGATGGCGCTGATGGGCGAAGCGGGGCCGGAGGCGGTCCTACCGCTGACGCGAGGCCCTGACGGGCGGCTTGGCGTCGCGGCTATCGGCGGCAAACGGGACAGCGGCGATGTGAGCGCGGCTTTCGCCCAGGTGGCCATCGTGCTGCGCGACGAACTGCGCCTGATGCGCGGCGACATTCAGGACATGCGCTCGACCCTGCGCCGGGCGGTGGCGGCGTGAGCATCGCGGCCACTCTCGCGGGGATCGTCGCGGACACCAACGCGGCCGCGGCGGGCGCGGCAAGCGAGGCGAGGGTAATCGCGCTCCTCGATGCACTGTCGGCCGAGTTCCCCGAGATGCCGAACGGTCAGATGATGGTGGCGCTGGCCGATCTGCTGGGGCGGCTCTGCCGCGACAATGGCGGGACGAAGACGGCCACCGGGCTTTGCACGATCATTCTGATCCGGGCGCAAGAAAAGCGTGGCTGACCTCATCTACCTTGTGGAGGTCAACGCCTACGATCAGACCATCCCCGGCGTCACCACCCTTCGCTACTGCTCGGGCGTCGGCTTCGCTACGCTGCCGAGCGAGACGCCACCGAATACGCTCTATGAGCCGCGTGTGGTGCAGCCGTGCAACTTCACCCGCACCGCCTTCGCCGACGCCAGGGTGCTGGGCGGCTCGACGCAGGGCTACGGCGAGATCATTCTCAACAACGCCGATCAGGCGCTGTGCCCGCTACGTGACCTGGGCATGGACGGCAGGATATGCGTGGTTCGGGTGGGCCAGCATGGCGCCGCTTACCCAGGCGGCTTCACCACCTTCATCAACGGCACGGTCGAGCAGGTAGAGGTTTCGGCCTCCAAGGTGACGCTGCGGCTCCGCGACAACCTGATGCTGCTCGATATCCCCGTGCAGCAGACGCTCTACCTGGGAAACAACGTGCTGCCGAACGGCGCCGAGGGCACGGTCGATGACATCATCGGCCAGCCAAAGCCACTCTGCTACGGCCACTGTTTTCACGTGCTGCCGGTGTGCGTGAACACGGCGCTGCTGATCTATCAGGTGCACGACGGCGCGGTGCAGAGCATCGATGCGGTGTTCGATGGCGGCAATGGCGGGCCGTCCGGTTCGCCGGCGGCAGGATTGTCGTTCGCGGCGGACTATCCCGACCTCGCGACCCTGAGCACGACGCCGAACCAGCCCCCGCCCGGCCGCTACAGCACCTGCAAGGCACTCGGATTGTTCCGGCTCGGGCTGATCCCTGGCAAGGTGACGGCGCACGTGCACGGCGACAACGCGGCCGGATACGTCAACACCGTTGCCGGAATTACCAAGCGTATCCTAACCCAGCGCGGGGGCATCTCCGCGGCCTCCTGTGACGCCAGTTTTGCCGCGCTCGACATCGCATTCCCGGCGGAGTGCGGGGTTTATGTGGGGCAGGCGGGAGGCGGCAGCGCGGCAACGCCGCAATCGACGCTGAAACACCCCGTGATTGCCTCCCAAATCGGTCCTGGCAACACCGTGCACTCGGCAATCGATGCAATCCTGCTTTCGGGCGGCTGTTGGCTCGCCCCGACGCGCATCAACACGTGGACAATCGGGCAGCTTATTGCCCCCTCGGGGACGCCGGCTGCGGTGTTCACCGACGTTGACCTGATCGACATCGACAGTCAGGCGACCGCCGATCCGACAGCAGGCATGCCCGTATTCAACGTGTTCCTCCGCTACAAGCACTATGCTGGCGTTCTCGGAACCTCGGAGGTGGCCGGCTCTCTCGGCCCCGGAATCAGAGCGGATGTAACGCAGGAATTCCGCACCGCGAACGCGGTCGACTTCAGCGTGCAGACGGTGCACCCGCTCGCCGCGCGCCTCTATCGCGATACCTGCCTGACAGTTGCAGCGGATGCTAACGCTGAAGCGGCGCGAACGCTGGCGCTGCACAAAGTGCGACGCGACTTCGTCAAGGCAGCGGTGCGGCTCGACGAGACGAAGGCGGCTCTGGAACTTGGCTCCATCGTGCAAATCGTGACACATCGCCTCGGTTATGACGCGGGGCGCCTCTTCGTCGTCGTCGGGATCAGCAGCGACGGTCGAAAACACGAACTGACACTTGACCTGTGGGGCTGATATCATCCCGCCATGAAATCAATCGGCATCTCGTTCCAGAACCTCTCGGACGCCGCCACACTCTCGGGCGGCTCGTGGGTTTCGACGTTGCCGCTGTCGAACCTTCAGCAAACGATGATGTCGAAAGTCACGCGCTCGACCAACGCGCTGACGACGTCGACCTTGATCCGCATCGACCTGCTGGCCACCAACGTCAACGTCCGCATGCTTGCGCTGATCCGGCACAATTTTTCGGCCGCTGCGACCTACACTATCTACGCTGGCACGACACCGGCCGGCTCTGACGTCTACAGCAGCGGATCGCTGCCGGTGTGGCCGCCCGTGTTCCTGCCGGGCGACCTTGAGTTTGAATACGACTCTTGGTGGATGGGCTACGCAATCGACTCCAACATCGCGAATTATCCGTCGTCGCTCTGGCACGACGCCGGCGCGAACTATCAGGCCCGGTATTGGTCGATCCAGATCACTGACACCGCGAACTCGGCCGGCTATGTGCAGATGTCGAGGCTGTGGATGGGGCAGTTATGGGTGCCGCCGCTCAGTTTCGAATACGGGGCGACAACGATATGGGAGGCGCGGGACCAAGAAGAGCAATCGCTAGGCGGCGTTCTCTACTACGACTCGCGCCCGAGCGCGCGCATCTTCAACTTCTCGCTTGGTGCATTGACGCATCAGGAGGCGTTCGGAGTCGTTTTCGAAATCCAGCGCGTCGTCAAGAACAGCGGGCAGATCGTGGTTATTCCGGACATGGATGACCAGTATTTTTTCAAGCGCAATTTGCTCGGCAGGCTGCGCAAGATGGACCCGCTCAAGCAGCTAACTTGGAAAATCCATTCGGCAGCTTTTGAGGTGGAGGAGGTCCTATGAGCGCAGATGCCCGGGCACGGCTTAGTGTTCGAACTTATAACGACTACGCCAACGGCGGTCACCGAACAGTCTTCGTGCCTGATCTCAACGACGTTTCCAACGTGGTCGCCGAGGCGGTGGCGGCCGATGTCGATGCCATCAAACAGGCGGGGCTGGCAGCGTCGTCGCTGGCGTCAATGCTCGCTATCGCACCGGGCGGAACGCAGGGCATCGGCGTGCCTGATCCTGACCGGGTTCCGCTCGGTGCATTCCTGGGCGCGGCAGCGTTCCTTGATGTTGATCCGCTCCTTGGTATTCAGGTCACCAACCTCAGCGCGGCATATCAGTTCGTCAGTCAGGATCGCGGCGGCTTGTTCGTCGCCACCGCCGGCACGCTGACATGGACCCTGCCGCTCTCAAGTGACGTGCCGTGGAACTGGTTCGTGCGCTACAAGAACCGGTCAGGCGCAAACCTGACGCTCGCGCGCACGGGCGCTGACACCATCGACGGCGCAGCGGCGAACCTGACGGTGGCGACGGCAATCAGCGGCTACATCTGCCGCTCCGGTGCTGGGTTCGAGCACGCGTAAATGACGGCCAACTATCCCTCATCGATGGGCGGAAGCGAGGTCGTCTTTCTCGCCGCCGGCCCGCCGACCGCTACCGACGATGCGACGACATGCGGAGTGCGCGAGGGCAACCGTTGGCACGATCAGATCGCCGACAACTGGTATCTCTGCTCTAACGCCACGACCGGTGCAGCCGTCTGGAAACTACTCGGCAGCGGCGGCGGCGGCGGGATCACCGACGCGCCAAGCGACGGCAAGACCTACGGGCGGTTGAACGCCGCGTGGTCGCAGGTGCTGCCGATCACGGGCGGGATCGTCAGCGGCAACCTGACGGTCACCGGGACGACGACGCTCGCTGGCAGCACAAGCACCGGTCTGACGACGCTCATCAATCTCAATCAATGGAGTTCCGGGAACGCTGGCAAGCAACTCCTGCTGACCACTTCATCGGGCCAGAACAACCCGGCTCTCGGATTGACCGACAACGCGGGCGCGAACCTTCTCGGCATCATCAACAGCGGCGGCGCGCTTCGCTTTATGGCGATGCCTGCCTATTCCGACACGACGACGGCTCCGGTCGCGCGCCTCGATCTGACGGCAGGCAGCGCGAACTTCTACACGCCAGTCTCACACGCCAATTATGGAGCCAATTTCGGCAGCGTGGTTGCGGGCAGCACGATTGATCTGTCGAAGCACGTTGCGCTGTACAGTACGACCTACGGGTTCAACGTCACAACGCAGCGTCTCAACTATGTCGCTGGCAGCGCCGCTTCGCATGTATTCGTCCTGGGCACATCGGACGTTGCGACCATATCCCTCGCGGGCGTGACGATCCCCGGTACGCTGGCGGTGACCGGCGCGCTGTCCGGCACCGGCTTCACCAATCTGGTCGCACCTTACGCGCCACTTGCGTCTCCGGCGCTCACTGGAACTCCGACAGCGCCGACAGCAGCGCCAGGAACCAGCACGACGCAGCTTGCGACCACAGCGTTTGCAGCAGCGGCAGCGGCGGCGGCTGGTGTGCAGACGTTCAACACGCGCGCGGGCGCGGTGACGCTGACCTCTGGTGACGTGACCGCTGTGCTCCCCGCTTCAACTTTGACACCGGTCATGGACGGTGGCGTTGGTGCGGTGGGCGTTAGCACAACGGCGTGGGCGCGGTCGGATCACCAGCATCCAAGCGATACCTCACGGCTGGCGACCGCTGGCGGCACGATCTCTGGCAACCTGACCGTGAGCGGCACGGCAACGCTGGCCACGGCGACCGCGACCACGCCCGGCACGGCAGACAACAGCACTAACGTCGCGACCACGGCCTACGTGCAGTCGGTGATCGCCCCTGCCTTCAACGATGTCGGATCGAACAAGCTGCATAATCCGATGTTCAACGTGCAGCAACGCGGGGCGGGACCGTGGACGGCGAACGGACTCTATACAGCCGACCGCTGGGTGCTTCAGCTTTCGCTCGACACCGCGAGCGTCACCATCGCGGCGTTGGCCGATGCCGACCGCACGCAGATCGGCGACGAGGTCGCGGCCTACACGCTGCAAAACGTCTTCACCGGAAACGCGACGGCTACCGCATTCAACGCGATAACGCAGCGCATAGAGGGCGTGCGGAGGCTTTCAAACAAGAGCGTCACCGTTTCATTCTGGGCCAAGGCTACTGTGGCTGCGGTCAAACTTGGCGTTTCCGCCGATCAGAGTTTCGGCACCGGAGGATCGCCATCAGCGGCAGTGACAGGGACCGGGCAGGCGGTCACGCTGAGCACGACGTGGGCGCGATACAGCGTGACCCTCGCCATAGCGAGCACGTCCGGAAAGGTGTTGGGAACGACGCTCAACACCGACTTTACCGCACTCAATTTGTGGTATTCAGCGGGAACGACCGTCGCTCCGCGCGCGGGCAGCGTCGGCGTGCAATCGGGCACCGTCTCGATCTGGGGTATGCAATTGGAAATCGGCGTTCTAACGCCGTTGGAGCGGGTCGATCCACGAACCGACCTGAGCAACTGCCAGCGGTTCTATAACACCTTCTCGGTGTTCGTGCCCGCCGTCGCCGCGCCGGATACGCTCGTCATGCCGACCACGATGCGCGGCACGCCGACCGTTGCCGGCGGCGGCGCTGGCTTCGTGACGACCGGCGCGACGGCTTCGGCAACTGCTGTTACGGTGGGGCAGACAACCGGGGCGGCGCAGACGCTGACCTTCACAGCCGACCTCTAGAACGGGAGCAAAAATCGACATGGCGCAAGACCCGACGATGACGGCGACGCTGGCGAACATGATCGTCACCGGCTGTCAGATGCACGCGAACGTATTCACGATGATGGGCAAGGGTACGCCGGAGTTCACTGTCAAGGCTGATGGCGTGGACATCGTGCTCAGCGACGGCACCTACACCGTGACCATTACGCACGCGGAGCCGGTTGCAAGAGAAGCGCCGCCGGCCGCCTGATGAAGCGCATCAAAGACTGGCTGATGAAGGAGAACCGGCTGCTGCTGTTGTTATGGTTGCTAGCCATAACCATGGTGGCTTTCGCCCTCTATTCGTGGGGCCGGCTGAACGGTTGGACGGTAGTGACGCCATCATGATGCTGCGGCCGTCCTTTGCATTCGATTTCACAGGATCGCCCGGATATCTTGATCCGCGCATTACCTTCACGCGCTCGACGCCCGGCTCGTATGCGGACCGGTCCGGCGTGTTGCGCTACCGCCCGGCGAATGCGCCCCGCTCTTGGTTCAGCCCGGACGACGGCGCCCCGCTGGGGATACTCGGCGAGGCCAGTGCGACCAGCCTGCTGCTTTGGTCGGAGGCGTTCGACAACGCCGCTTGGACGAAGACCGGCTGCACACTCGCGCCGAACGCCATCGCATCGCCGGATGGATTGACCGCCGGCGACACCATGACCGCGAGCGACATCACCGCCAACGTCGGTCAGCCCGTCACGATCACCGCTGGCCAGTGCTTGGTCTTCTCGGTCTTCGCAAAGGCGGCGGCTAACAATTACGTAGCGTTGCAACTGGCTGGCGGCGGCACCTCGGTGACCGCGTGGTTCAATCTGATCAGCGGCACGACTGGATCGTTCATCGACGGCACTGGCAACCTGCTATTCTCCTTTTCATCGATGCGCAAATGGACCAGCAACTGGTATCGCTGCGCGCTGACAGTGACGAGCACAGGAACGACCTCGGTCACGGCGTCAATGTTTCCCTGCTTCGCCGATAAGTCCGCGGCGGCCGCGGGCAACGCGGTTTCGCTCTGGGGCGCTAATCTGTGCACGGCCGGCGCTTCCGCGGCGAATGCGGCGCTCAGCAGCTACATCAGCACGACCTCGGCATCGGTCGCGCGCGGCGGAGATGCGGCTGCGATGCTCGGCGCAAACATTGACGCTGCGCTCTATAATTCGACCGAGGGCACTCTCTTCCTCGACTTCGCCGCGGCCGCGGGGGTGGCGTGCGCGAGCAACATTCTCGCGGGCATGACGAGCAACACGATGACGGACGCGGTGACGCTCAACATGAGCATTGATCCGGCGGAAAGTCTGTTGACGGTGCAAGGGAACGTGCTCGCGTCAAGCGTCAGCCGGGTTGCGCTCGCCGATGCCATTCCCTTCGTGCCAGAAGCACCGAACCGCGTTGCGTTGCGCTTCGGTTCAACCAGCACGTTGGCGCTGTCGCTGAACGGGCGCACGGCGCTGCTCTCTGCCACCGCGCCCGCGCTGTATCCAAACCTCAACCCGCCATACTCATTCCCGTTTATAGGGATGGCGAACGCGCAAGGAGCCGCGGCGGCGCCGGTCACGGTCCGACGGTTCGGATACTTCTCGCGGCGACTGACGCCGGCGCAGCTTCAGCAGGTGACCGCCTGATGCTCCAACCCTCGATTTTTTTCGACTTCGCCAACGCCCACTACCTCGATCCGCGCTTCAGGTTCAGCCGCGCGTCGGCCGCGAGCTACTGCGACCGCCTTGGGGTGCTGCGCTACAGGCCGGCTGGAACGCCGCGCTTCTGGACCTTGCCGGGCGACGGCTCTCCGGGCGGATTGCTGCTTGAGGGTCCGTCCACAAATCTCTTGCTGTGGTCTGAAGATTTCACCAACGTCGCCTGGACCGCGACAGCCGCCACGGTAACCGTGAACGCGGCCACCGCGCCCGATGGCAACGCGACCGCCGACAACGTCGCCTCAACCGGTCCGACAGCCTCGATCGGGCAGCCGGTTAATTTCACTGTCAACAACTCGCTCGGTTATTCGGTCTTCGCCAAAGCCGGCGCAAGCAACTTCCTTTCGCTCAGCTTGAACGATGGTCAGAATGTCGTTTCAGCATGGTTCGACTTGAGCGCGGGCGCAGTTGGCACGACGCTGCTCGGGTCAGGCACGCTCACATATCAGTGGGCGACAATCCAAGCGTGGGGCAACGGCTGGTATCGCTGCGGGTTGCAGGCAGCCGCGAACACGATCACAGGGGTCACGGCGTCAATGTCGCCGTGCGCAGCCAACGGCTTTGCACCAGCGAGCGGCAACAGCGCTTACCTGTGGGGCGCAATGCTGACGCAAGAGGGAACGACGACGACCGACCAGAAGCTGACGGCATACATCCCGACGACATCGGCAGCCGCGACGCGCGCCGCCGAAAATTTCCCGCTGCCGTATGCGAACATCGACCCGAGCGCGTTCAACCAGAACGAAGGAACCTACTTCGCCGATTTCCTCATCCCATCTGGCACGTTCAAGGCATTCAACACTCCAGGCGTCGGTTTCGTGACAGCGGGCGGGACTGATTGGGTGCAGACCGGTCTTCAGATCGGGCGCAGCGGGTTAGGGCGACTACCGCTTACTTTGGCGTTGCAAACATCAATCGGCACGTCGAGTGTCTATCAGACCACCGCAACGGTTTATCCGAACTTTGCTTACGATGTGCCGATCAAATTCGCCACTCGTTTCTCGCGCACGAAGCTGGTCGGGATTTGCGCGAACGGCGGCGCAATCGCAGAGTCGACTATCGTGCCGCCGCAGTATCCCGGTCTGCCGACCAACTTCATGGTTTCGCCGTGCTTCGGAAATTACAGCACCATCACTGCCTCGGCCGCGTTTATCGCGCGCCGCTTCGCCTACTTTCCGCGCTACCTCTCCGCCGACCAGATGCAACAACTCACGGCCTGATAATGCACGCGCGCCCTTCGATCTTTTTCGACTTCCTGAACGACTACGGCTACATCGACCCGCGCCTGCCGCTGACGCGCGCGAGCGCTGGCACTTACTGCGACCGCAACGGCATCATGCGCACGCGCTCGGCTGGCAACCCGCGATTCAACTTTGACCCGGTCAGCGGAAACCCGCTCGGACTGCGGCTTGAATATCAAGAGACAAACCTCTTCACATGGTCAGAGGATTTGACGAACGCGATCTGGGTGAAATCGAACTCTTCCATCACGGCGAACGTCGCGAGCGTCACCGCACCTGACGGAACGACGAACGCCGATCTACTGAGCATCAGCGCAGCTAACGGCTACGTCGTGCAGGGCACGGGACCGTTCACCGCTGGCTTCGGCGTGACGGTGTCGGTCTTCGCCAAGGCCGCCGCGAGCAACTTCCTGCGGCTGAATTTGAACGACGGCACGAGCGCGGGACAAGCGTGGTTTAATCTCGCGACTGGTCAGGTCGGCTCGCACCCCAATGTCGGCGTGGGCATCGCTTACAGTTCGGCGCAAATCGAACCGTGGCCGAACGGCTGGTATCGTTGCTCGCTGACGGTATCGACGACTTCCTCGCCATCGTGCGTCGTCTACCACGCCGCTTGCCCATCGGATAATAGCTTGCCGGTCGGTGGCGAGAGCATCTACCTGTGGGGCGCGCAGGCGATTGTGCGTGGTCCTGCGACCATTTTCTCAAGGCCGTCAAACTACATTCCGACGACAGCGGCGCAAGCCACGCGCTCGAACGATGTCTGTCAAACCGGGCAGTTAGATGCGGCGCTCTTCGACCCTAATCAAGGAACGCTGTTCACGGATGCCAGCTTTCCCACTGGGGGAAGCAGTTGGACGATAGCGACATACAACGGCAACGAAGCGCTCGGGATGATCTTTCAAGTTAGAAACGACGGCACCAATTGCAGCTATTATGGACAGGCGATTTCAACAGTCGGCGGCACGCAGGGGCTGGCGCTCGACACCATTCCCGGCGCGTATGTGCTCGGCACGCCGATGCGCATGGCATACGCCTACAAGTCGGGGGACTTCTCCGTCTTCTGCATCAACGGTCGCACGCCAATTCAGTCTGCCGCGATCATCACGCCTGCCAACTTTCCGGTGAACGCGAGCGCGCATATGTTGATCGGCGGGGCTGCCGGCAATCCGGTCGGAGCGGGCATCGATGTGCGCCGCGCCGCCTACTTCCCGCGCAAGCTGACGAACGCCCAACTTCAAAAACTGACAGCCTGAAAGGGCGGTTCAATGTGGACCCACAGTTACCATCGTTTCGATGACGAGGCCGCATTCAAGAGCGCGTGCACGGCCGAAGGCTGGGTCTTCGACAATGACGTGATGCCGCCGGCGACGGTGGCGCTCGATCCCATCGGCGAGATCGAGGGTCAGCCGGCCGGCTACTACGTCATGGCCGCCTGGATGGGCGAGGCGCCGGCCGCGTTCGCCGCGGCGGTCGTCGTGCTGGAGAACCCGCCGCGGGTCTGGGCGGCGTGACGGCTGACAGTCGTCATTAAGGCAGAGGGGAGCAGCCGTGCTATGCAAGAGCGAGCAATCGTCTACGCCGTCGTCGCGTGGTTGGCCGCATGGTTGGTCGATCTTATTATAGTGGTTGCTCGTGGCCCCGTTCTCATAGACCCAATAATCAAATTAGTTATTGTGCTAATATGTCTTGTCATCATACTTGTGGGGTTAGCGCGGCAAAAGTGGTTACTTTAAATCAGGGTGATGGAACCCACCGCGCAGCGGTTTCGCGAACGAATTGTAAGCCGTCTGAGCTTCCTGTGGGGTATCGAAATACCCTAGATTGAATACCGTTCCGTTGTAGTGGATTTTGGCAAAATAGCGCCCTGTGAAGACACCGCGCTTGGTCTTTGCATAAACGCCCCTCGGCAATGATCGCTGATTGCGTCGTGGAGCATTCCACATATTCTCCTGCTTCGTTGCTGGGCGCAGATTGCACCACCGATTATCTGCTCTGTCTCCGTTGCGATGATCGATTTCTTCTGATGGGCCGCTGCCGGTGTTCATAATCCAGATAAGACGGTGAGCCTTATAGCTTCGATAGTTGATCGTGACGACAAGATAGCCGTTCTCGTTCTCTACGTGCCCTGCGCGCTTGCCGCCATGTTTCGATATCCAGGAATGCCAACCGTGCGCGGTTCTAAAATGTCCGCGCGGTCGCAATGTGCGCCACATCAGCATTCCAGTATCAGGGTCGTAGTCAAAGCACTGGTGCAGATATTCAGCGGAAGGTAGGGATTTGGCAGCCATACGATCCTCTCATTAAGGCTCGTTGGTCAGAGACGCAGGCGCCCTTGCCTGGGTGCCTCGTCTCGCCCACATCATAGACGATTGGCTTCTAAGCTGAAGGGAACTTTCGTTATGTCCGCACCATTCCTCGCCACCGTCACGATCCTGTCCACCACCAGCGGCGCGCAGCCGAAGGGTGGCGGCACGACTCACCTCGCGATGATCACCCCGCTTTCGGGCGAACGCCCTAGCCACGATTTGCCGGCCTGGGAAGGCCCGGCCGACCCTGGCTTCGGGATCGAGGCTGGCGGCGGCGAACATCCCTGGTGGGGCGGTGGCAGGCCAGCGCGTCCCGACCAGGGGCTGCCGGCTGGGGGTGGCCACCCGAGCACCGGGTTCCCGCTCGACCCGGCCCGGCCTGACAACAGCCTGCCGGCGGGTGGCACGCAGGTTCCTCCCGAAATCAGCAACGCCCTGCCGCCTCCGGGTGGCGACCTCACCAATCAGATCGTGGTCGCGGTTTACGTGCCCGGCAAAGGCTGGACGGCGAAGGCATACCCGCCGGCGCAACCGAAGTAAGTTACGCGGCCGGCGCTGGCGCTGGCGCCGGCTCGCCGACTGCGGCGCGCGCTCGTTCGAGGGTGCCAAGCTGCAACTGCGCGTCGGCCAGTTCGCGCTCGGCGCGGGAAAGCCGCTCGCGTGCTTCGGCCAGAAGGGCGTCGAGGGGGTGGCCTGCGGTGGTGTTCATGAGGCGACGTCGATACCACAACGGCCGGGGGACGCGCTACCGCCGCTCGGGGCCTGTCGTCACGGCACGAGGCCGACCTGAATGCGGCGCAGATCCTCCATGATCTGGCTGTCGGTGTCGTCGCGGGTGACGATGTCGCCGCGCATCTCGTGCCACTCGCCATCGGAACAGAGCGGTGGGGGAAACACAGTAATCGCATCGCTGGAGGAAAAGCGGCAGATCGTCGCCATGCCGTGCTCGGTCGCCATCCGCAGCATGTATGCGCGGAGTTCGGGGGCGCGGTAGGCGTCGGGAAACGCGCGATCGACCCAGACCTGCACCACGCCGATCCTCTCCCGTGCGCCGTCCGCGTGGCTGACCAGTTCGACGTAATCCTCTTTGATGTCGATCACGTAGTGGCAGCGGTCCGGGCGCGGCATGCCCGCGGTTTCTTCCTTGTCTGCGAGCCATCGGCAGGCCCAGGTCCGGCACGCGAACGGGCGGTCGGCGTAGATCGTGCAACCCTTGCCCGTGCGGGCGTGGCGGCAGCGCGCGCCGGCCGGCTTGTGCAGTGGCGGTCCTGGGATCGGCGGCAGCTTGCAGCACAGCGTACAGCCGCCACAGACGCGCCCTGTGCCCGTGTCGCCGTAGTGGATCGTGGTCCGATCGCCGTCGTGCGTCACGCGCACCTTGTCGCCGGCAAGCTCGAAGTCGCTCATTCGTGCGGCTCCCCAGCGCGCTTCAGGGCCTCGCGCAGCAGTAGTTCGTCAGCAGCAGCCTCCTCCAATGCGGCGACCATCTTTGCGATTGCTTTCGCGCTCACTTTGATATGCAGGAGCAGGAACCACTTCCCGTCGCCACAATCTGTCATGCGCACGGTCGGGACCGGCGGTGTGCTGTCGTCAGGGTCACGCATCGAAATCTCCGAGAAACGGGCGGACGAACTCGCCGCGCTGCGCCGGGGTCATTGCGCGCACCTCGATGACGGCGGCGTCGAGTTCGGCGGGGTCGGCGTGCTCGCGCGCCCACTCGTTGTATGGCGCCCGCGCATCGTCGGGCGGCTTCGTCAGCCGGCCGCGTGTCATCAGCAGGACCGCCGCCAGCCAGTCATCCAGATCGGACTCAAGCCAGCCCCAACCGCTTTCTTCCAGACCATCCGTCATCGCTCAACCCCCGTCGAATGTTAGCCCGCCGGGGAGGCCGCCCCGGCTAATTACGCCAGCGTATCCACCGATTTTCAAGTTCCGCTGCCGTTCCACTTTGGGGCACTTTTCGCCATATCTTCCCGACCGTTCATGCCTGTTTCGTTCCCGGTGGTCCGACATTTTCTTGCAGCTTTTCAAGGGGTTAGAGTGGTGCTGCTGGACAGGATTGAACTGTCGGCCTCCCCCTTACCAAGGGGGTGCTCCTTGCAAAAAGTGCAGTCCACATCAGCCAACTTTCAAACCCCCCAGACCCCGTTCCGCTCCCGTGCTCGCGGGCAGTCCCCAGAACGCCAGCACCGCCGCTTCCTCGCCCGACGCCATCAGGTGCGCATACCGCTCCACTAACAATGTGGACGCCCATCCGCCGTCCAGTTTCAAGCGCAGCAGATCCCGGTGCACGGCGTAATGCCAGCTTGCCCAACTGTGCCGAGTGCCGTGCGGCGTCACCCCGACAATCCCGGCCTTGCGGCACGCCGTCGCCCAGCCCTTCTTGATCTGCCCGCCGTAAGCCTCAGACGTCCTGTAGTGCCCACGCTCGCGCGTGAGGAACACAGGGCCGGTCCGGTGCTGCAAGCTGCTCAGCGCCTCCTGGGCGGTCGGCACGAGGGCAATCACACGCCGCTCGCCGCCCTTGGTTTCGCCCTCCCACAGCGTCGCGCGCGCGCCCGCCAGATCGACGCTGCGCCAGTCGAGCTTCAGCGCCTCACCCATCCGGCAGCCGGTGCACAGCAGGAACCGCAGCAGCGGTTGCAGGTGCGGCGCCGCGCACGCGATTAACGCCTCCGCCTGCGCCGGCGTCAGGAACGATGGCGCGACCTTCTTCAGCCGCGGCACGTTGAACACCGGCGCCGGCCCCCACCCGCGCTGGTGCGCGTGCCGCATGATCGCGCGCAGCGGAACGACAACATCGCGCAAAAACGTCGCGTTGCTGGTATCGGCGCGGAGCAGCGCCGCGCGCGCCTTGATGATTG